ATTGAAACCCGTTGGACCTGTTGGACCAGGGGGGCCCATAACCCCATCGAAACCCGTTGGACCTGTTGGACCAGGGGGGCCCATAACCCCATCGAAACCCGTTGGTCCCATAGGCCCCATCGGTCCCATTTCACCGAAACCCGTTGGTCCCATAGGCCCCATCGGTCCCATTTCACCGAAACCAGTCGGTCCAGTTGGTCCCATCGGTCCTGGAGGTCCTCCAGGCGTTCCAGGTGATCCTGTAGGACCCGTAACTCCATCAAGACCATCTTGTCCATTTTCTCCCGCCGGACCCATTGGACCCATTTCTCCGGTAGGACCCGTTGGACCCATACTCATTTCGAGATTGGTATTCGATCCTACCGTTTGTTTTCCAGCTCTTTCATTTCCACGTTCGGATGACTTTTGCATTGAAAACCAAACAACTGCAAGAATCACAATTCCTCCTACTACAAGTCCTCCATACAACGCGTACGTGCGCCATTTAGGTGTCGTCATCAAGGGTTGTGAGCTCGACATTATTATTTTATTCTCGCGACGTTTTTTTTTTATTTTTCCCGCGGTCGAACCCCAAACCAGAAGACCATTTTTTTTCCGTCTGGAAATAAAATATCGATATGGCTTTTCGAAAACTGGTCAAACATGTGCAGTGGATCTGGTCCCATCCATTCGAGGCCTTGGTGATCGCATCCATTACCCTGATTGTCGTCTTGGCCATTGTTCGGTTTCGATCTAAAGGTACCTGGTCGGATCATTATTATTACATTCCTCCTCCAGCTATTCCACCTGAACGTCCGTTTCGTCAACCTCAGCGTGATAGTCGCGGCGAAACGGAAACGCGACAATGCTTGGAAGCATACTTTCGACGTCCATTCCCCAAAAGTCGTCCTGATTTTATGGTGAATCCTGTCACCGGATCTCAGTATAATCTCGAATTAGATTGTTACAACGAATCACTGCGGCTTGCAGTCGAATATCAAGGGGAACAACATTATAAATTTATTCCGTATTTCCATAAAAATCGCGAGGCGTTTTTGAATCAAAAATATCGCGACGAGCTGAAGCGCATGCGCTGCAAAGAACTTGGAATTACGCTCATTGAAGTCCCGTACACAGAAAAACGACGAATTCGAGAATTTTTAACCGAACAATTACGTGCACGCGGATTCTAATCTTTCATTAGATAAAAAAAAATGACCAATCTTGAACTCGTCGATTCTGGTTTCCGGATCAACGGATTTCCTATTGCACTGAAAACGTATTGGACGGAAGACAATGACCCCAGTGAACTGGAAGTCGACGCATTCCTTCCGCGCAATTATCCCAATACCGATCTGAAGCGCAGGTATATGGGGAAGATTGGATCTATAATCCTTCAGATCGAAGAAGAAAATATGCATATAGAGTCGTTTCGTCTGTTTTCGTCGGCACACTCGACAGAATGTAGCGTCCTTCCGGAGGAACAGCGCGCGACCAAAGGGCTTGGAAAGGTGATGTTGTGTTACGCGGTACGCATGTGCCGTAAAATTTTTAAGAAAAAACTCAATCCGCTCTCGAAATTGGAAATTAGCTTGAACGCGATGGCCACGGCATGGCACGATGCGTCGGAACTACAACACATGATGCGAACGTGCAAGACGCTGACCGCCGAAGAAATCATCAATGACTTGTGTTCCTTTCATCGATGCGATGGAGTGGACCGTACTAAAATCATACGGACACGTGATCTAAGTGAACTCAAGCTGCTGTACATCCTCGCGCTTCAAAATCGATTTTTGGTGAAATATTACCAACAAACCTATGGATTTGAACCTCTTGCGCGTAGATTGACTACCGACTCTTTCCTTGCTGCAAGTACGCATAATCAAACGCAGATGATCGGACGAGCCAAAACGATTTTGGAACATTGTCAGGTGTCGACGAAAAAAATGAAGCCGTATTCCGTTCTTCGACCATACGATTATTTACACGAGCATCTCGTAGACCAATTTGTCCCTATTCCTTTATCTCAATTCTCAAAAAGTCGAAGTCGAATCCGGTCGAAAAGTTGCCAGTCCTGCGCGTCCAAATAAAATTCGTTTTTTTTTCGCGAGAGAATAAAAAAATGAATGTATATCTGCTTTTTTTATTCCTGACTGTTGTGCAATGGGGTTACCTAGGATATAGTATATATCAAAGGAAAAACAACAAAGAATGTTCGTTCTCTGATCCTGCGCGTATATTAGTTTTGGGGCACAGTTTGGACAGTGGACACAAATGTGTGACGGAAACGATAAGGTCGATCGTTTCCATTCCAGTCATCGAGAAATACCTCGATGAACGGGATACGATCGTCGCAGAAATCAAGAGCGAGCTCGCCAAACCCGGTACGTTGAAAATCACACTCGTGATGCCTCATGATGCAGGTCGTTTCACAGGTTTCAAGTGTAGGATGTACACTGAAATCTTGAACGAGTGTGGGATCAAAAGTCTTTCTGCGATTATCACCAATACTCCGTCTAACTATATCGCGAATCAGGAAGGATTTTGTTATGTTCCCGCGGAAGCGCAGCGTTCGTTCGACAATTGTTTGGCAAATATAAAGATCCATCGAGCCTTGTGTCTTGGGAAATGCGAAGAAACGGGATTGTTTTCAGCAGCCGATCAAACTGCCTTGCGTCAGTTTATATCCGCGATCCCTACGACCTGCAGGGGTGAATAATGACACGAAAAAAATTTTTCGCGTGAGAATAAAAAAAAATGGCTTTATCGTGTGCACAAAGTTTTCCACCTGCTGCTATAAAAGAAATCGGTTCAGGATCGGGAGGGCAACGCGCGGCATTTCTCAGTAATGTACTGTGGCCGCCCCTGACCACCATCAAAATTTACTTTTTTCCATTGCCCGATGCGCAGACACTCGGGCGTATGCGTTGGCAAACCCCGCTTCTTCCTCCGGCTTCTTCTACGTTTGATCCCAATCAGTTTCTGGATCCGCTATACCAGACAATTCAAGGCCGGGTCGATCCAATTACATTGGTCCGTACAGTCGTTCGCGAACGTCTTCAACCCCTTGTGGGAGTGACCTTTGACTATACGGAAAATATTGCAGAAAGTGATATTCGTATTGTGTTTGGACCGCAATATGGCTGTTCGTCGATTGTCGGAAGTACTCGTGCGATGAGGGGTGCGGATAAACTTCAAGAAACCATGACCTTTGGATGGTTTGATGTGGCGACGGTCATTCACGAATTCTGTCATGCACTGGGTATGATTCACGAACATCAAAATCCGCTTGAAAATCCCATTCAGTGGAATGTCGAGGCCATTGTCTGCGCCTTTCGTGCGTCTCAGGGATGGGATGTCGAGAAAATCAAACAAAATATCATCAATGCCTATCAACTCGACCAAACCAATGGGTCCAAGTATGATGAAGACTCGATTATGATTTATTCGTTTCAGAAAGATTTACCGTGTACCTATTGTCAGCCGTTGAACAATGACGACTCATCGAGATGTACCGAACGTATGCTTCCCGCGACACTCAACGGCATCGAAGTCAAACCCAAGTATAAAATGTCTCCCACCGATATGAAATGGTTACAGATCATGTATCCAAAAGATGGTAAACGCGACATGACGCAAATCCGGACCATGTTGACGGACGTTGAAGATATCCCCAACCTTCCCGATGGAGGCGGAGGTGAAGGCGGAGGTATACGCCGACCTGTTTGGATGGATTCAGCGGCCGCTCAAAAAACAGGTGAGTTTTTCAAGAAAAACGGAAAGAAGATTGCGTTTGGTGTTGCTACCCTGATTGGTGTATGGATCATTATCAAATTGTTGACGGCACGATCGGCTGCAGCTGTCCCTTCAAGTGGGTACGATTACTACGATTCGTAGACGCGCAACGCGTCCGCGATCCACTCGTCGAGCTGATCGGTGGAAATATGGTTAAACTCGGCGCGAATTTTTTCCAACACAGAAGGAAGAGAATGGACACGAAAGGACAAGTATTCAATACGTGCAGCCTCTCCGGAATAACGGAGAGCGTCCAGTATTGCATCGGCTTCAGCAGAACATTTCAAGGCGTCGTTGAGGATTTCAGTAAACCGCGCCTGAAATCGATCTCGGTCTTGGGAAGCGTCGAATAATGCCTCATCGGGTAATACGGACTGATAAATATTCAGAATTCGATTATAATAACCCGTAGTGCATTGCCACCGTTCTTCCTCGTCGGTCGACGATTCTAAATCTTCCAGTAGCAAATGTCGCAAATCGTCCGTGAGCGTCTCCCAGATACGCTGGAGCAATTCTTCCAACGTACACGATTCTTGCGCGGTCCCCAATTGCGTCTTGTCGTTGAGTATACGTTGTCGGAATAAATACGCGTTGTATCCATGATCGCGCACAAACGTCAACATGGTTTCCGACGAACACGTTTTGGGGTTGCGCAAAATGCGCCGTAGGGCTTTCATACGTGGAACAAACAAGTGTACGTTTTCGCGATGCGTGTAGATATCTACATCCTCCAACAATCGTAAAAAATTTCGTGATTCGGTAAGGATACTTTTCGGCGTATGCGCATAACGAAGCAGAAAATCCGCACAGTTTGTACGCAACGCGTACTCCAAGGTATCGTCACGCATTTGGGTCGCAAACCAATCGACAACAGATGCGACAAACGGTTGCGGAACCAATGCCGAATAATTTTTCATGATTTGGATCTGGAGCGAAATGGGTGCGCGTGTAAACAACACTGAATAGGCGTGCTGCTTGAGCGCCGGTTGGGTGAACAGTTCGATACAGCCGATACGTTCCTGTGGATCGATCATTCGCGTCAACAAGTACAACACCGTCTGTCCGAAATCACACGTTTCGGCTACCCGAATACGACGATGTAAGGCGATATGCGGCTCTAGAATCAATCGCTGCAAAAATTGAGCAACAGTATACGTTGGATGAATATTGTACATCGAGCACAAACGCTCCAGTAAATTATCGACGTCATCCGAGGGTAATTTTTGTAAATGGAGCATACGTTCGGTAATGGGAATACTGAAATCGAGGAGAACATCCATTTTTTTTTCTATTACCCATAAGACGTTTTAAAACATCGTTTTCAAACTTGCAAAAAAACGATGTTTCCGATTGTATTCGCATGCTGGCTTGCTCTTGCACCATCCATCGACTATATCGCCCAGGATCGTTTGGGATTACGTACATACGGCCTCTCGTTTCAAAGTGTATGGGCCGTAGGGTTCCTTGCAGTCACCGCAGCTGCGCCGCTACCTGGATCGATCCGTATTGGTATTGTTTTGGCGACCGTGCTTTATTTCATACGTGCACTCTTATTTCCCGTCCAACTTCTTGTAGAATGGTTTCGCATGGTTCCGGACGCACCCGCGCGACCTCGAGCAATGCGAATGATGCAGTGTTTCCAAACGTACTTTCGCTTGCATCATAATCTACAGACCCTCAGCCGTAAGCCGCATTTGATTGTGGCCAATTATCCCAATGACCGCTGGGAAAGCTTTGCTCCGTTTATGCTCTCCTGTCGATTTGTATTTGTGATCCGCGCTTCGGTCGACAAGTACTTGAAAATGAGCCGGCGCGTACCGTGTATCCTGGTTCCTGACACGCAACGCTCGTACGCCGATATCCTCGAACAAGCACAACGGTACCTTGCTCAGGGGTACCATATTTTTTCGTATCTCAATGTACCATCGAATATCCATCCGCGACACGTCGAGCCCTTACGTACGGGTATGCTACGCATCGCGCAGGATTTACAGATTCCCGTTACGGCCATGGCCATCGATCAAATCGAACCGAATGCATTAGGAGGATTTTCCGAACAATCTTTTATCGTGCACTTATCTCGACCGTTTTATGTCACCGACATACTCGCCGATCGGGATATTGTACAGACGTACTTTCGACGTCAATTGCGACGATTTGCCACATACAAGAAAAACGATTTCAGCAAAAACACCAATGACCCAATAAGACAAAATGTCTGTACTGGTGAATACGCGGGATCTTACTCCGCAAAAACTCGAACAAATTGATCGGGACCTCAACTTGACCATTACCTCTCCAACCAAATTCGGTCAGAAAGCCACGCGGACGTATCTCCAAGCGTATCGTGTACAATCTCCTCTAGCTTTTTTACCTTTTGCGTACGGCCTCCGAGCGGGTTTCCAGCCCATGGTCCATCGTCCCTTGACGACCCCTTTTGTGTTTACGGGAACGCTTCGTGACGAGCAAAAAGTCGTTCGCAACGAATCCATGGACGCGTTGAATCAGCAACAATCGGTGATCTTGTCGACCCACGTCGGATTTGGTAAGTCGATTCTAGCCGTTTATTTCGCGTACAAGATTCAACTCAAGACGCTCATTATCGTCAATCGACTGGTGTTGATGCAGCAGTGGGAAGGTGTACTCAAGCAATTTATCCAAGATCCCAAAATTCAAGTCATCAAACCGAACAAAATGATCGATTTGGACCATGATTTTTTTATTGTCAACGCCATAAATCTTCCCAAACTCGGATACATGCCGGAAATTGGATTGGTGTTGGTCGACGAAGTTCATCTGATCGTTTCCAAAGTGTTGTCGACCTGTTTCCAGTATCTCACACCACAGTACTTGATTGGACTATCGGCCACGCCGTATCGTAACGACGGAATGGACATTCTCCTCGATCTTCATTTTGGAAAGATCCGAATCGATCGACAGTTGCAGCGCGTCCATCACGTATACCGCATCCCGACCAAATTTACCCCGACGGTCGAGAAGCAAGCCAACGGAAAAGTCGACTGGAATCATATCCTCAATCAACAAGCCAACGATTCGACGCGAAACGATTTAATCGTAGAGATCATTCTGACCAACGCGTTCCACTTTCTGGTCTTGTGCAAACGCGTCGAACAAATCAAACTTCTCGAGCGGAAACTTCAAGCGAAAGGGATCCAACCGGAATGCTTGTACGGGGATAAACAACCCTCCGGAGCGCAACCGGAGACAAATCAGAAATATGTCATGATTGGAACAACCGGTAAACTGGGGACGGGCTTCGATTGTCCCTTTTTGAACGCGTTGATTGTCGCGTCCGATTTGGAAGCGTATTTTATTCAATACCTCGGTCGAGTCTTTCGCAAGCAGGATACCATCCCTGTCGTATTCGATTTGGTAGACGACAACGCCATTTTGAAAAAGCACTACAAGACGCGCGAAAAGACGTACGTCAAGCACGGAGGAATCATCAAAAAGAGTAAATAAATTTGATTTGTTTTAGAAATTTACACCAATCGAACGGCTTGAATCCATGATTTAATCGTAAACTTCGCTGTGCTGGCGGATGTGATGTCGGGTTTAAATATAGCTACTCCAGCGTAGAATGTCTTTGACGCGGTGATCTTGACAATAATCGGAATGGAGGAACTTTTTTGATCCCAACCTGTATGATTGGTATGCGACTGAGGAGACTCGACTCCTCCGATCGTCGACGTTTGGATATTTCGATTTGCATCTGTGACTGCAACCTCCCAATGCGTCGGTGCAATGCCCCAGATCACGCAAGATGCCTGGATCCACCACGTACCGGGCGTGAGTGTCACGCGTGCCATGTCGTTGACATTGGAAAACTGATTATCTCGCGTTGGTAGACTCAGTTGATTTGCGACCTGTCGCACATCCGCGACCACTTCTCCGCTGCTGATCGGCCCTGGGGGGCCTGGGGGGCCTGGGGGGCCTGCTCCGATTCCAGAAGATTTGGTAGTTGGTGTCTTTCCCGGACCGGTCTTTTTGTCGGTGGTCGTAAAATAAATAACCAAAGTGAGAACCAGTATGACGATAATCACGACGGCTACGACAATATATTTCGTTTTAGATTTCGTGGATACGTCTGACATCTTCTATTAATTTATCTTATCCTACACGTTTTATTTTTTTTCGCATGATGACAATCCAAGTTTTTATTCGGGTAGATTTTTTTTGCCTGAGAAATAAAAACAACTAAATGCCCTCTCAAAAGATGTTGATTGGACTGATCGTAGGAGGGATTCTTCTCCTGATCGGAGTCGTTACCGCGTTACTATACTTTTTCGGTACTCCGTCGACCTCTTCTGCTGCTGGAACTCGAACATCCGGAGCGGCAGGTGGCCACTATAGCCAAGGGCCAGTAGGTCCGATCGGTCCCGTTGGGCCTATGGGTGCACGGGGTCTCGATGGCGTTACGGGACCTATGGGTCCACGAGGTGAACAGGGTCAGGCTGGGGGTCCGACAGGTCCGACAGGTCCGACTGGCCCTGTAGCGGCCGTGTCCAATACCCGAGAAGCACGTTACGTATCCTTGAAACGTATTGCAGATAGTTCCGAAACCGATACCACTACTGGGGCGAAACAAACGATTAATTTGGCGACTTTTGCGGTCTGGGTGGACATCGACGGGTTTCTGACTCGTGTGCCCCCGCGCGCCGTCTACGCCACCGATCGGTACTTGTATATGGATCTATGGACGAAAAATAACGCCGTCGACGAATCCCCCGATACGGTCTATCATTCCCCGTTGACCAAGAGCAATCGAAACCAGTTTATTACGCTCGATTTGGGTGTGACGCGAAAAATCGCCCGTGTATTATTGATCCCGCGACAAGGGTTCAACGGTCGTATGACCGGATTGCAACTCCAGCTTGGAAACAACTCGGGGGTAATCGTGTACGCCAAAAACTTGACCACGCCGCAGAATACGTACGAAATTATGTTCGACGGACCGTCAGACACAGCTGTCCAACCGTTAATGAGAAACAATCCGGAAGTTTTTCAGATTCGTCGACCAAATGCAACCAATGGAGATTATTCCTTGAACCGAGATGGAGCACGGACCGTATGTAACGATTACGGAGCGGATCTGGCGGCCTATGCGGATCTTGATGTAGCCCAGAAATCAGGGGCCGAATGGTGTTCAACAGGATGGATGTCCGACTCTTCGCCACCGGATAGCGATGGAAAATCGTGGGGAGCGGCTTACCCGATGCAAGTGGCCAGATCGGGATGCGGAATCGGTTCCGGCGTCCAAACCTTTGTTCCGAGTAACGGTCTTGCGGCTGCAAATTGTTATGGAATCAAACCCGAAAAAAGTGCACTGATACCTGGAGATTCAATCTACGAATGGGCACCAGGCAAGTACTTCGCACCGAGTCGTGTTCAATCGTAAATAAGATTTTTTTCGAGTCCAGTGCACAACACGGGAAAGGCTTTCTATTTCGATCTCTACCGACCGATCGGTATAAATATGATATTTTTTTTTAGAAATAAAGTACGTTCAGATAATGCTATCTCAAAAAGTGATCCTTGCATGTGCAGTGATGATAGTGTTGTTTTCGTGTATCATTATCGCGTTTCTTGTCAATCGGTACATTTCGCGGACATCCAAAGTTAACGCAAGCATGGACAATACGATATTGCGTCGTACCGGTGCTACGGGCCCTACGGGCCCAATGGGGTTACGAGGATTAATGGGAAATACCGGACCCGCAACAATTGGTTTGGACGGAGTGACTGGACCGATTGGTCCGAGGGGGGTGACCGGACCACCAGGATTCCAAATTACGGGACCGACTGGTCCAGATGGACAAAACATTACGGGTGCTCCCGGACCACAAGGAATACCCGGCAATTTAGGACCTCCTGGGCCCACAGGACCACTTGGTCCGATGGGCCCTCCTGGTGGACCTCTTGGGCCCATGGGTTCGACAGGTTCACCGGGGTCTGTAACTGGTGCGACGGGTCCTACAGGATCAACAGGTATAAATGGCCGAGATGCTTTGGACGGTGTGACCGGTTCAAGGGGTCCACAGGGTGCTACAGGAGCTCGTGGACGAACCGGAAGTACAGGTTGGACCGGTACCGGTCCAACCGGACCCACGGGTGCCCCTGGTGTCACGGGTCCGGGAAATCCGATTCTTACATCTATTCCTGCACGATACGTGTCCTTGAAACGTATTGCCGATAGCTCTGAAACCGATCCCATGACTGGAGCCAAACAAACGATCAATTTGGCAACATTTGCAGTGTGGGCTGACGTCGATGGATTCATGATCCGAGTCCCCCCCGTTCGAATTTTTGCTACCCCATGTTACACGGGATCGGACAAAGGGAGCGCTGTGGACGACAACCCTGAGACAATGTACCATTCTGTACTGATAAATCGTCCGAAAGTGCAATATATTACCTTGGATTTGGGTATCACTCGCAAAGTGGCTCGAGTGTATCTACTTCCACGGTTAGGGTTTGCTCGTCGTATGACGGGTTTACAGCTTCAGCTTGGGGGCGAGTCTCAAACGATCGTCTATGCGAAAAATATATCCACATCCGAAAATGCCTATGATTTTACATTCAATACGCCATCGGATGCAGCCGTCATTCCGCTCATGGCGAGTGAATATCCCGAAGTGTTCCATGTACGAACGAACGGGTATACGTATACATCGCGTGATCAAGCCAGCGCGAAATGCACAGAATATGGAGCAGATTTGGCTACGTACGCGGAGCTCCTCGCCGCCCAACAAGCCGGTGCCCAGTGGTGTTCAACGGGTTGGATGGCGGACAATACGCCAGCGGATAGCACGGGAAAAACGTATGCGATAGCCTATCCGATGCAAGAAGCCCTTTCGGGATGCGGATCCGGTGCGGCAGTTTGGCCACATGTACCCACTGACGCCAATGCTCCGAATGGCCGAGGAGGGGCGACGTGTTACGGCATCAAACCCCCAAAAAGTGCGGTGAAAACCGGAGATGAACTATTTGATTGGTCCAGTCAAACTGGAAAGGTTTCCTATTTCGATCCCCGTCGACCGGTATAAACTATATATATTTTTTTTTGAGAAATAAAATACGTTTGGACATGTTTTCTCAAAAAATGATTCTTGCACTTATAGCAGCAGCGATGCTTCTCATTGCGTGGTTGTTATACACGTTCAGTCGTCCGAGTGGTGACAGTGACGACCAAAACAACGCTACTTTGCGATCACGATCGCAAAGCGCTTTTAGTGATATAGAATTGGGCCCTACGGGCCCTACGGGTCCGACCGGACCCATGGGTTTACAAGGATTGACGGGTCCTACTGGAATTGCTTTAGACGGAGTGACTGGACCGACGGGACCAACTGGTCCTACGGGGCCAGTGGGGTTGAGCATTACGGGACCGACAGGACCCGCCGGTCTCAGTGTCACCGGAGCTACTGGAGCAACAGGCTCTCCCGGAATAGCAGGAGGAGCGACAGGACCGACGGGAGCGACGGGTCCAACGGGACCCTCAGGGGGTCCCCGTGGTCCGACTGGACCTACAGGGAATCCAGGGCCTACTGGATTCCCCGGTCCAACAGGTGCACCGGGTATCAATGGGCGTAATGGATTGGATGGAGTCACTGGATCTACGGGACCCACAGGTGCTCCTGGAACAACCGGATCCACAGGTGCTCCTGGAACGACCGGATCTACTGGACCTACGGGAGCACCGGGGGTGACTGGATCTACGGGCGCGGTCGGATTATTCGTTCCCAATACGGTGAATGCCAGGTATGTCTCACTGAAACGTATCGCGGACAGCAACAGTGGGGATCTCTCTGCAAAAAAGGTGATCAACTTGGCCACATTCACAGCATACGCCGACTTGGACGGGTTTTTGACATGGGTTCCACCTGTGTTTGTGTACGGTACGGAACGATATTTGGACCAAAGTCAGTGGGATAAATCAAATGTGACAGACGATAATCCCGAGACAATATATCATTCTCCACTTTCGGTCTTCCGTCAAAACGTTCATTTTATCACGTTGGATCTTGGTACGATGCGCAAACTGTCACGCATCGTCTTGATTCCGCGACAGGGTTTTAGCTCCCGAATGACGGGATTGCAGCTTCAGTTGGGTAACAGCGATGGAAACATTGTCTATGCCAAAAATCTGACGTCTGCACAGAGCATATACGATATTACCTTCGAGAGCCCGTCGGATTCTCCGAATGCTCCTTTGCTTCGGTATAATCCCGAGGTGTTTTACGTAACGCGTCCCGGATATGACAGTATAAATGATAGATACTCCTTACCCTTGCGAGACGTTGCACGAAATGTGTGCGCTGAATACGGAGCGGATCTAGCCTCGTATGCGGAAATCGTCGCGGCCCAGAAAGCCGGTGCACAGTGGTGTGCTACGGGTTGGATGGCGGATTCGACACCTGTGGATGCCCAAGGAAATGTATACGGAATGGCATTTCCGATGCAAGAATTCGTCTCAGGATGCGGAGGCGGTTCGGGAGTATGGCCATATGTTCCTCCGTCGGGTAGAGGAGGTGCGGTCTGCTACGGAGTGAAACCTCCTGTTGAGGCGACGAAGGGTGGAGATGTAATTTGGAACTGGACGAACAAATCGGGTGCACCTGCGGCGTACTACGCGCCTGCTCCGGGAAGATAACCTCAAAACAGAAACAATGCCATGGTAATCATTTAAACTTATCTTTTGGTTCTATTAAAAAAAAAAGATAATGTATACCTTTCTCGTGAACGCTCCGCCTAAAGTGTCCGAACAGGCTCAACGCGATTGGGACGCTTTCGCTGCACGACAACGCCGCAAACTACATCCTCCAATCGTTACCCTCGCGTATGTCCGAACTAAAACTACAGCAACTTCGTATACGACTCGTCGAACCGTACGCGGTGAAATTCCCAATAATCCTGGCAACCAAATTTGAACGAATCAGGGACTGCTTTCGCTTTATACCAGAAAACACAATCTTCGAGGTTATTCGAAGCGGTTTGATTGTGGATATATAACGCAGTATAGTCGTTGGTAATCTGATCCATGATGTCGCAGAACATTTTAAAGTCGGGGATGACCGACGCATAGTTTTCGTATATGCTCTTACGATACTTCAAATTGGGCTCTCGAAAAATAAACGTTCCGTCGATACATACCCGAAGATTAGGTGGAATATCTAAAGAGTACTGCATCGCCATGATCAGTAGCATCTTCCAGTGACGTCCATTTTTGAATATGTCTTGAAACAACGGCGTACGGAAAATTCCCGGTTGGTCCATGCAGTCATCGAGTATCATGACACTCCAGGGGTTGGGAAGAATTTGTTTGGCCAGCCGCTGTCGACGCTTGAAATTTTGGATGGCCGTAGGATTCATCTCTCCGTAAATAAAGGTATCGGGAAACATGTTGGCGTAAAAATGATTACTGTCTTCGGTTCCGTTAATCACCATCCCCGTCGGAAAAATATGTTTTTTGCTGTACAACAGATCTCGGATCAGATACGATTTACCGGATTTGGGCTTTCCAATGATGACAATTTTCGAGCCTCCTTGGTCGAAATCGTTCATATTCGTCGCATTCGGTGCGATCAGTTCCAAATCCAGTTCTTTAAGGTGCACTTCTTTCTGCATACTGATTTTGTTAAGCAAGCGTTACGTCTTTTAATTTAATGTGTTGGCATATAGGAATAAACAAATGACCTCGGAAAACGACTTTTCCGTTTTTTTATCCAATCTAATTGCCAAAACCGAATTAGATTCGAGCCATCAATCCATTCTGCTGGATCCTCTTAGTATAGACATTTACCGCAAGGCGTTTACGCACGTTTCAGCGGATGCGTCCAATCATTACGAAGTCTACGAACAACTGGGCGATATTACCGTAAACAAATTTTTGGTCTGGTATTTCCATCACCGTCTCGCGCGCATTGGAGGTTTATTTCATTCCACGCTCGGAGTGAAAATTGTCGCGCGCCTGCGGATCAAGTACGGATCCAAACAACACCTGTCGGAGATTGCCGATCGATTACAGTTTTGGCCGCATATTCGCATTACCGAATCGGTCTCGCAAGGCAAACGGATGTCGATTTTAGAAGACGTGTTCGAAGCGTTCATTGGCGCCACGGAATATCTTGTCGACACCCGAATCATGATGGGTTTGGGGTACGTCGCGTGTTATCGACTCTTGAAACGATTATTTGATCCCATGCCCATCGATATTAGCTACGAACAATTATTCGATGCCAAGACCCGGCTCAAAGAACTGTTTGATGTCTTTCGTGATATTCTAGGAACCCTCCATTACGAATATGAAAAATTATCCAATGGACACTCCAAGGTGCAAATTTTCCGGAACGTCCCTGACAAAGAACGGGTGGAAATATGTACCGCGACACACCCAATTAACAAAGCGTTGGCAGAACAGCAGGCATCGGAGGATGCGCTCACCTTATTGGCGAAACAAGGGTACGTTCGTGATCTTCCCATGGAATATCGGCAAATGCTGAAAGCCATCACGACAACGGCGGTGTAAAGTCATCATCGTTTGACCGCAGCGCACTCGAGAAAGGAACGAACGTGATCCGAAGTGAGGTTTTGCGCAATCGGAAGGAAATGAAACGCCGTAAACTCTTGGATTTCTTCCATCGCGCTGACAACAAATTCAGTGTCGAGCTGGTCCCAAGCACTGAGGCGCAGGATTCCCCCCGAAGGCGTCGTCGTGGTCGTTACTGCAGGAGGGGTAGGATTAGGGTGAAGAGGTTCTATGGATTCCAGTGGTTCTTCTGCATCGGAGTCGAGTGGGTTTCGTTGCATTATTTTGTGAAACGAAACGCACAGGATTTAACTTAAAATGGTCGATTTTGTTGGACGTCCCGGAACGTAGCTTGATCGCTCCACGTCGGGCTCAGATTGTACCCGCATTGTTCCATACGATAAGGGGGGTTGGTAGGACCACATCCGCAGTCTGGATTTCCGTTACCTTCAGGACCCGTGGTGCTGGCCATCATCATCTGTCGTGGGTTCATGTACGATTCGTTGATCATCGGTGCAGGACCCTGAACAGGACCCCTAAAGGCTTGGCGCGCGTCCCAAGACGGACTTTGATTGTACCCACATTGTTCCATACGATACGGACGGTTCATGGGACCACAATGACAATTGGCCCCATTTCCTACGTCCGTATAACTTTCTCCAGACACTGTAGGTTCGTACTCGTACCCTTCGCGACTGACCGAGGGTTCATACTCTCCCCCGTCGAACGATTCGCGCGAACCCGTTGCTCCGGTCGCACGGCCCGCTGCAGGACCGTTGACGTATACCGGTACAGGGACCAACTGAATTGCGCCTTCGAAAAGCGTATCGACGTTCATGTAACGCTGACAGGGAAGCCGACAAGGCATAGAATAAAGTGTTTGGTAACTCATTTATTATCTCTGTAGGGACAAATTTTTATTTGTCACTTTTTTTTCGTAATTTTTCAATGCGCTGTGAGTCGCGCATGTGCTTCAGGTGCAATTTCGTAAACTCGACCAAAATCACCTGCAATTCCACCGGGAATTGGTTCAAGTCAAATGTCAGTTCATGGTTGACGAAATGGCCACCAAACGGAAGAATTTCCGACGCGGGATGCGCATGGTTGAGTTCATAGTACCGAATCAAGGCGTACACTTTGTTTTTGCCATCTTGATCGAGCGAATGAATCCATTTCACGAGTTTGGATTTGTCGATTTCCACGTCGGATTGGGCGGCTTTTTGAATCAGCGTATCGTATAAGGGAAACGTCGAGGCGTTGGTGGTCATAATTTTATTGTACATGGATCTTATGCTTAAACTGTACAAAATACAAAAAAAAAAAGTTTAGATAAATGAAGAGTTTCGCAAAGTCGAAAATTCGATTAAAAAGTCGCCGCGGTAGTAGCAGTCCACGCGCACGCGGAGGTTCTCTGAGTATAAGTAAAATAAAAAAAAACGCGACTGTACCTAAACGATACGAAGCACAAGCGGATATTGGATTCATCACAAAATCGGAAGCTGAACAACTGTTCCAAAAAGTTTTTCGCAATTCTAAAAATGCGCACCCACAGCCTGTAGCAATTTTGACAGCAGGAGTCTCTGGGGCTGGAAAAAGTTCGACACTTGCAAGTTGTCTAAATGAACTCCAAATGAAACTCGATCAATTTATCGTTCATGACCCCGACTTTCTTTTTACCGAATCTCTTTGTTACCGCCAAGCGTCCGATGTTATGGATCGAGAAAAATGTCAACCTGGTGCCGGAGATTTGAATAAGCAGTTCATGTCATATTCGATGCAAGCAGGTCTAAATTTTATTCTAGACGGTACAGGAAAAAATAATAAGTACTACACTTCGCTTATTCGAATACTTCGAAGCATGAATTATCGGGTCATTATGATCGCCACCCATATTGAACTGGAAACGGCATTGGCCCGTGTTCAGTCGCGGTTTAAAACCACGGGACGTCTGGTTCCTGAGAATGTTGTTCGCAATATTTATGCAGGCTTTCTACAATCCTTACCCATTTACGCCAAAAACCAAGATCTGAACGGTATGTATATTTACGATAATAATGGGGCGTATGCCCGATTAATGTGGAAGCGGAACATAGATGGGACATCCTGTTGCTCCGTGAGTAGTCAAAAATTTAATTTTGAATTACCATGTTCTCGAAATTGCTAATTTACATTTTTTTCGTTGAAAAAAAATACACGTTTTCTACATGGTTCGTTGCAAATACCATGCAGTCATCCAACCTAGCATTCCAAAAACCGTATCTCCAAAAATATTTATCCCCGTGTCAGGGTTTCTTTTTCCACCCGGCCAAAGACGTACATACGTATGAATAAAATGTATTCCAGTTTTTGTATTTTCTGCGTATTCGAATATGCTGTGTACCACAAACCATATCCATAACGGCATTCCCCAAAAATATGCAATCACCCCTGAGGCGAAATGAAGCAAGGAAAACGCATCTACAAAGTTTTGTCCCATTATGCTACGTTTATTTTTTACCGTAAAAAACCTAAAAAAAATATACCTACTGCAATGTATAGTCGGAACAGTAGCGATCGCAGTCCATCACCGTGTAGCTGTACGGATTGACGCGGTACTGTTCGCATCGTTTGAGGCAGCATTCTTTGATTTCCTTCGATTTGGCTTCTAGACATTTTTTGTTATAAAATCCATCCCGCCAGCATTCGTGTTCCAGGGCGCAGCGGTCTTTAATCACGGCAAACAATTGGGCGCACATCGAATAGCATCCATGGGGTTGCGGGCTTTGTTTCGTGCACATGTCCACGCAGCAGCTGTACGTATCGTTTATGCTCATCCCCTGTTCGCGACAGAGACTGAAAAAGTCATTATTACTCATTTTTTATTGTATCGTACAAAATCCGATTTTTTGCGACTATGGTCGTTGGGGATGTAACGGTAAAGACCATTCACGCAAATAATATAACGATATTCACAGGAGCGGTTAATTTGGGTAGATTGAATACGGTCCTACCATCTCCTCCAAATCTCGACCCCAAAATGGAATACAATGCGTTGTTTGTTCTGATTTGGAGCGGTTGTCCATTATATTCTAAATATCCGTTGGGTATGAAATTCCCGGCGAATAACAAGACTGACCCTAAAAGTTCTTCACTCATATTCGTTTATCGTTTATAAGCCGACGTCACGTGCTACGGAGTGAAACCGAACAAGACGCGGTCAAGTCATGGGGATTTCGTGTTGCGGTTCAATCAGATCGCGGGAACATATTTCCAGCCACCGCGCAATCGATAGGACATTTTTTGAACGAAAAAGTCAATTTCCGATAATGTATTTATCTGCGTCTCGGGGATCGAGGAGAACGGGGAGACCGAGGCGATCTGATAAAGGGAACGAAGCGGTGTCGTGGACTATGTCCAAACACTTCACGGAAGGAATCGTTTCCAAACGTGTGCATGACTCCAATGTCCCAGGGAAGGGCGCGGTCACGGGAGCCGGAGCGGGAGCGGGAGCGGTTGCGGTTGTGACGGACAGGGGGTCGGCCTCGTAGAGGGGATCGTTGGCGTCTGAGAGGGGATCGAGGAGATCTTGGCATGCGTATAAATTAGATGTTCACCGAAGATAAAAAATTAGACGAATGACCCAGACGCACGTCGCAAGTGCGCACAGTCGAAAAAATTCTAAAAATACTGTCACGTCGCAAGTTGCGCGCAGTCGAAAAAATTCTAAAAATACTGTCACGTCGCAAGTTGCGCGCAGTCGAAAAAATTCTAAAAATACTGTCCCGCCACGCAATCGATGAGCGTTTTTTTTCACCAGCGTGTAGAAATAAAACTTCAGACTAGCGGAGCAGATGGTGTAGCACGGGGTGGGTAGCGGACGAGGACGCGGCATATTACCCCGCACAAGTCGCTCGACCCGGTTCACCTTTATGTCTATTTTTTCTTGCTGCGCATTCGTCGAATGGCCCAATACGCCAGCGACCCGACCGCAAACAACGATGCAGCGCCAATGTAATACACGCGACGCCGGGCTGCGTCTTTCTGATCGCTGGCAGCTTGTTGCTGTTCTCGACTAGGAAACGTACGGGGTGTACCTTCTTTCGGTGGGTAGATACTACTGAGCCATTTTTTGTCACTTTCCGATAAGACAATGTTACGGTAAGTGGCGACTTTGTCATTGGTGAGCTGAGCAGGATACGAGTACAACATGATCGATTCGGGATCGTACTCTGAACCATTGACCAAGTCCATATTGTATCGCTTGGTTATATTCTGGCAGGTGGTATACATATCCCAGCCTTGAGTCGAATTCGCCCATGCAAACACTTTTTTTAGATTCCAGTCAATTCCTTTGCCAAATGGATTTTGATGTTCGTGGATCATACCCAGGGCGTGACAAAATTCGTGAATAATGGTTGCAACGTCCAACCATCCGAAATTCATAGTGGGTTCGTTGGCAGGTACTTGGCGGCATTGGGTCCCCACCATCGACCAAGCACCTTTGCGATTATCCAACGCAATTCGAATATCTCCATCGGCTTCGACAAATTCCAACTTGAGACCGACCAGAGGTACGATGCGTTCTTGGACAACGGTTTTAATGGCGTCAATGGGATCCATTGCCCGAACCCGTTTTTCCAAGGATTCGTCCTCTGGAGGAATCACAGTCCCGGGTTTCATATTCATATTGACCAAATCACGCGTATACCACTGCGGCATAAGATCCATCGTACATTTCCCACCGGAACACACATATTCTAATCCCAACGATTTACAATCGTCCATCGTAGAACACGTTGCCGGTGCATTCGTTCCTTGTGGAGCGGGTTTGCGGGTTGTGGGAGGAACCAACGACCCTCCGTCCCATTGCGGCTGTTCGCCCGGATAATTATCCGGAATGTCCATAAACGAAATTTTTATGGTATCTCGTACTCCCCAGAGCGTACTTAAGAGAAATGCCGCTTGTTGATACTTGGATGCTTGTTGAGCTGTAACAGGTTTGGATTGGAATTTTTCAACGCAAATGGCCATTTGCTGCAACTGTTTGATCTGGGCTTGTTCAGCGGCACTCGCTTTCGCTGCGGACGTTGTTCCGGCGTGGGCAGTCACGGCTTGACTTGCACCCACGTACTCTTGATACGATTTACATTCGCTCGCGTGTTTTTCACAGTCGTAAAATTTACGGCACTCATCATACGGAATGGTGCTCGGAATATAATCAGGCGATCCTTCAGTAGGTGTAGGTGGAGATGACGACATTGGATTTTTTTTTATTACACGATGGAAAATTTCTTTTTACGATTCCGTCCACTTTCCGATACAATCATAACGTCCCTTTTGAAATCGGGTTTGTGTGATCTCTAGCAAAATGACGTCTTCTACGCGTACCGTCGTTTTTCCAGTTTGAGGAACAAACACCTTCATGCAATCGTGGACCCACACAATCATTCCTTGCGCGAAAATTTGTTTTACGATTCCTTGAACCCGCTGCCCTGCTTGCGGAAGAAGACATCGTACGTCGATTTCACACTCTGCAATCAGATTCCCGTTATACGCGGATAATCGACGCCGTAACACTCGATGGACACGCACAACGGAAAGAATGTACCCGCATTCCTTGGTGCACGTATTCTCGTACCGACGTCGAAAATGGTCCAGGAGCGGACTATCGACGTCGTGGAGATCTGGAATACATTCTACCGTTTTGGTGACACGTTGGATAGATGTCATACTATAGATAGACTGGTCTGCGCGCACTGCGCTCTACGATTGCGCGCACCGAAATCATTTTTTCAATTTAGCGTGAATGGGTAACATCAACCAACGCCATCACCGTCGGGATAACGTTACTCCAAACGACTACAAAGAAGAAGCTGGAGTGCGGCATGTCATCTACTCATACGGACAAGGCTTGACGCAATGTTTATTATTTCACGATTTTTCGTCGGTGCGGTGTAGTGGAAATCAATTTGAGTGGTTTGGACCGGAACATCCGTTTAGTCAACGTATGCGACGCGAATTCACGTCCAAATAAATTTTTTTATATTTTTTAGTGGATTGGCATTCGCATCATACGTCCACGTTTTCCGTTGACATCCGTCGTACGTACCCAAATAGAGTCCTGCGATCGAACAAATGCGTCCATCAATTGCGTCTCGAATGTTTCCGGGGTCGGTTCGGTGTAGTAGGTGGCCATTTCCGTTTTTAGATTTTGCCTTTGCTCCGTTTTTAGATTTTGCCACGCTTCGGGATCGTGGACTGCACAAATATTACCAAATTCGCCAAGTTCGCAGCAATGAGTATCCATGATTGCTTTTTTGAAAAATGACTGATTCGTCGCCACAAAACGAATTTCGACGACTATTTTTAGCGCCCGGTCGAACGGATATTTTTAGCGCCCGGTCGAACGGATATTTTTAGCGTTCTATTTCTATGCTTTATGGTACTGCAAATGTGCAAACGTTTGCACAGTCATTTTACAAAATGTTGATGGATACTACACACGATACTACAAGTCTTTTGGAACAAGAATTGGAACAGATGCTTTCGAGTCCCAGTCCCAGTATGCATTCCACCAATTATGCGCCGCGGGAACCTAGTCCTTTACGTTTGGACCCTATGCCTGACCCTATGCCTGACGTTCAGACATCCGTCGATGTACCTACGGAATCCGCGGTCATTTGTCCAACTTGCAATCGGGAATTTGCTTCGAAACGTTCCTTGGCCGCGCATCGCCGCGTCCACGACGCGCCCGAAAAATCGTTTCACTGTTCCTTCTGTACTCGTGCCTTTGCGCGATCGTCGAATCTCAAAAAACACTTTCAAGTGGCACATGGGGAACAATTAGTCGTCGTTTCTTCGGATCCAACGACGACCACCATTTCCTCCGAACAACAAGCGGACGCGGAAACCTTTACTCAATTCACCTTTGACAAGTCGCCGCTGATGGACAACACTGATATTGAGATGCAACAACCTGCGGGAGAGAACGATCATCATACTCCTCTTTTTGAAGTTGAGTCGTCGTTGTCGGTACACGATGAACTCATTCGACTACGTGCACAGAATGAGTTGCTGACCTCGCAAATGTTGCAGTTATTTGCGCTATTGGCCAAAAAATAAACTTGACAAAATAAAAACGAATGTTTTCGCTCATGTACTTTGCCATGGATTACACATGGGAACCCCTTCGGCGTTGGTGTGGGTGCTGCTGCCCATGGTTACTCGATTCCACTGTACCCAATAAAACCGTGGCATAGCATACTCCTCCTCTTTTCAAATCAAATCGGTGGGTATTTTTAGCCGCCCGGTCGTGTGGGTATTTTTAGAGTCACCGCACAACATCCACTCAGGTCAGTCAAGAAATCATTTTTCCTTTTTTTCTCCTTCCTTGAACATCGACTACGACGAAATGGACGACTTTTATTTTTCTGTGGAAGCTCATCGACGCATGGATCGTGACAATCGTCACAATTATTGGGATAGAAGCCCGGATCGATGCCAGGGAAAGACGAGAGAAGGGCATCAGTGCCCGTATGGCGTCGCGGATGGACGCTACAAGTACTGCAATATCCACGGCGCTCCGCTTACGGCCGCGAACCAGTGGGACTATGATTCGGATCGATGCCAGGGAAAGACGAGAGAAGGGCATCAATGTCCGTATGGAGTCGCGGATGGACGCTACAAGTACTGCAATATTCACGGCGCTCCTTCCCGTGGCGGTCCTTCCGGTCAACATCACATGATGTTTCTTTACTAAAATCGTCTTCGATTTTGCGTTAGCCATGCTGCGAACTGTCGAGACGGGCACAGGTTCCCGTACCAAATAAAAACTTGGCATAGCTGAACTCTGGGTGTTCACGCCGCTGCTTGAAAAAATAGGAAATAAATCCGATGGCGCCAATGAGCATCATGACCAGCACGAGTAGCGTTTGCAGCTTGAAGAGTCGAGCGCGATTGACTTTTGCCTGTTCAACGTCTTCGGGATTGGTGGATTCAAGTTCCTTTTCGGTTTTTCCGACGAGTTCAATATCGACAAGCATATACAATACAATTAGAAACAAAATTCCTATTGCATACATCGCTTGCATCTTCGTTACAATCAAAAACATGGCGTACACTACCAAGGAGATGAGAAAAATACGCGGCGTGATCCATTGCCTCTGCGCGGCTTCTTGATACGCGTTCTTGTCAATGGCGACAATGAAAAAAACCAAGAGCAGATAGGTGATTATATGCTTGATCCATACATTTTTGGTAAACGTCTCTTGCATTTCGCAGGCCATCAATTTGTCGGAATAATTGGAAGAGATCGTGAGGTACAAGAGTCCGAAACAATTGAGAAGTACATTGTAATTCATTTTTTTTTATTTACGGGTAAAAAAAAAAATATCATTTACGCGTCCTTGGATTCGGCCATCTTCGAATTCAGAGTACCAGGAGGTGCAAATTGTTCCGCTAATTTTGCAGGATCCATGGTCTTCATCAAGGTGTCAAACATCATCCCCATCTGTGGGTTATCTTTGGACATGGTACTGACCATCGATTGAACGACGCCCATCATTTTTCCCAAGTCCAATTGCCCCGAATTCACTTTGTCATTCATGCTACCAATCAATTCGGAGAAAATACCCGAGTTCATAATTTGTCCAATCGCTTCGAATGGATTACTGGACTGGTCTACTTTTACATTCTTTTCCACCTTTTCGATAATATCGGACAAGAAATTGGCTTCCGATGCGGTCGTTGACGCGCTCTCTTTTAGAATTTGTTTAGCTCGACCCGTTGTGTCGACCAGTGCACTAATTGTCAATAAATGCTGCCACATGACTTTTCGTTGGTCGTTATCAGCCAAACTAAACAGTTCAGACAAGTTGAGATAGACCCGGTCGGAATAACGAATCATCGGCTCCTTGAGGGCTGACGCGTCTTTGGTGTAAATTGCTTCGCGATTCTCTACGCAAAACTGCGTAAAGCCTTGGACGTGCTTGCGAATAGGAACCTCATGTGAAAAGGTGGTTTGTTCGATAAGGCGGGCGTACAAGCGTAAAGGTTTGTTCACCGTGCCAAACTCTTCATTGAGTGACATTATGAATCCATGGATCGCTTTGAATGGCAAAAGTGTTTCGTTGGATAATTTATTTCCGCTGGCGGATGGGGCGCTTACATCGTGAGCGACAAGAGCATTTTGTTCAGTCGGTTCGGTGGAATGATCGGACATGGTGTTTCCTCTTTTTACGAATACGACAACACTTTTTTAAATCCCTTCAGAGGAAAATTAAAATCTTTATTCTCGTAAGATAAATCCGTACAGCAATGCCTATTTCATACTCTGGAATTGTCAATTATGGAAAAGCCACGCTTCCTTCTGTGGAAAGCTGGGGATCCAATAACAATATTCTTCGCGATCCGCCGCGGTCCATCACGACCCGACGTATTGATAAAGTGACGGATACGTCGATGCTCGATCAAGAGATCGACAAGAGCTCTGAACGCGTCGCCGAATCGATTCGTGTCTATCCTCGTGGAGCCAACGTCATGGTGGGCGTCTCGTACAATAATCAGGGTGCACGCGCCGGTGGACAGCAAGCCAAACTTCCGTACCGTGTGGTCCGCGACGGTGCATTTCGTCCGCCGATTTTACGCCCGGTCAACTTGTACCCGCTTTCACGGCTGCCGCGTAACAAAACCGAAATTAATCCCGTTGCCTACACTGCGGATTTTACACGTAAATTGGTATGTCCGGGAACGGCAAAAGATTATCGTTCGGTTAAAAATGATATTCTCCACGTCGAAACCGAAGCCCCCAAAGGACAACCCATCCGACAACCCGTCGAAGTGGGTGTCCAACAAAACATTGTCGATGCGCGGATCCAGTATGATACCCAGACGGGAAAAACGCAAAATGTGGCCCGTCCAGTGGAAGTCGGAGTGTCTCAGAACATTGTGGATCAGACCCTTCACGCTGAAGCGATTACCTCCAAAGTGCAGAATGTCGACCGGCCGGTAGAAGTGGGGGTTCGACAGAATATTCAACAGCCCGTTACAGCAGAAGCCTATAGTAATATACGTTATTTCAAGCACGCCAAACATGCCGAACATAAAAAGTACACCAAAGATTCGGTACATGCGTCTACGTTACAGTATCAGTTTACGGCGAATCCCAGTCAAAATCGGTACGTTGTGCCCGTGCAAAGTAAAATTGTCTATAACGTCAATCCAAAAGTTCAAGCGCAAGCCCACTCGAATATCAAAGGACAGGCGACCAAGCATCAACGTCACGAATACCAAGAAGTGCGTATGAAAGAGGTTTTACGCGGCGGGATGCAAGTCAACTCCTCCGGATCAGGGCTCTATAATCCGCTCACCATTCGACCTACCAGTACACACAAGTACCTTCCTCAAAAACCTCAAATGGGTGGTCACGCGTCCAATCCATTAATACCTACCATTACCCGTACGATAAATACACCAACCCTCAAGTCAAATAGTTATAACCAACTCATGAAAAAAAATGCGTAAATAAAAGAAGATGAATGGAAAAAATCTACTCCTCTGGATTCTCATCGCAGTATTTTCACTTGGCATTTTGGGGTTGTTATACGGCATTTTTAAATCTCCGTCCGGACTTCCGGGGCCGACGCTTCCATTTACCCTGGAAGGAATAGATGCTACTGCTTTGGTACAATCTACCCTCCCCCCCGTACTTGTTGAAACTCCCGATGTATCCGGACCACCTATCCTTGAACCACCTGCTGCTCTTTCTGCGACAACCCGTACCCTGGAACCCGCGTCCAGTATAAGTATCGGTCAAATCAGTAGTCGCCGCAGTCGTCGCAAGTCCACCTCCTCATCGAAAGGTTCGAAGAAAACAAAGGGGTCTCGGCGATCCGCGAAATAAAAAAATAAAAAACGCATATTAAATAAATTATGTACATTGTTGTCCAGAAAAAACAAAAGCCGATTGCAAACGTAGATGACGAGGAAACCGCCGTCGTCACCAAGGAAGGGTTTGCACTTTTTGGTTTGGAGATTCCAATGTGGGTTCTAGGATTAGTCATTGGACTCATTGTGCTCAGTATTGTTGGAATTTATTTTGCATTGACGTACTCTAAGAGTGAACCCGCCTCCAGCGCAACTTCCTCAATATCCGCCCCCGAAAAATCATCCAATGGATCCGTCTCCGCGTCCGCTGCTGCATCTACCCCCGCTCCAGCGCCTGCTCCTGCTTCCGTGATTCCTCCTCCCGCTACCCCTGCTGGAGTCGCTCCTCCTCCCGCTCCGAAAAAAGTCAAAGGTAAGGCAAAGCCCAAGAAGACATCCAAACCGAAGAAAAAATAAATTTTTATTCGTTAAATAAAAAACATGCACTTGCAGTACGATCAAGACGACGAACACGTTGTCGAGCATTATCAACCGCTTCAAGGACCGCAAGGACGTCCTATGCTCGTTGAAGGACTGACTGGTCCATCCGGTGCAACCGAAAACTGGTCATGGGTAGTTCCTGGATTGGATATTAAACTCGATGCTATGCAAACCGCGCTTATTGTCGGAACACTCCTTATACTGATTATCGCGTTGTATATGTACTTGCGTCCCCAGACTCCAGATGTTTCTGCTGGGCTTCCTGGCCCCCGTCCATTGAGTCGTGCCGAAGAAATGATGAGCCGTCAACTATCCATGGAGGCACTTTCCCGTCGCGCTCCTCTACGAAAGAAGAAAGCAATCCCTAAAAAGGTTGTCCGTCCCAAAGCGGCAAAGAAGGCAAGTCCCAAGAAAGCAGCAGCGGCAGGAGGATCGCCCAAGAAAATTATCGTAGAAATGTGAAAAAAAACTTTTTTTAAATAAAACCATGCACACGCAGTATAATCAAAATGTCGGACCACAAGGACCCCGTGAAAGCCCTATGCTCATCGAAGGATTGACTGGACCTACCGGTCCAGCAATGGAAGAGGAATGGTCTTGGATGATTCCTGGAACGGATATCCAGCTGGATGCCACACAAACTGCACTTTTTTTCGGGGGATGGATTGCATTGTTCTTGGCGCTGTATTTCTTTTTCCGTCCGAAAAGTGATGGATTTGTTATGGGACCGATGCCCGTTGAAGCTATGAGAAGTCGTCCAATGCTTGTACGTCCCTCACTCCCCAAGAAAAAACCCGCGGCCGCCAAAAAAAGAAGCCCTAAAAAACCCAAGAAAATGATCATGTAAAAATCTTTTTTTTCGTATCAAAAAAAAAAGAAAAACGAACATGTGGTCTAAGCTGAGAAATGTATTCAATCAGAGCGGAGGAGCGTCGAGATTATCTCGAAGTTCCTTACGAATTGCAGATGGTGCATCGACTCAGGTTTCAAATAATATAAAGATGACTCGAAGCGGAGCTACGCGGCAGTTGGTGGATGAGAGTGGAACCACTGTTACATTACGATCCGTTGCAGATGATGTCGGAGGAGTACGACCGAAAGGAAATGGGCAGTACGGGGCAAAGGGCGCCGATGATTTACAACGTACCGCGATGGAACGAAACAGCGGAGGAAAGTTGACCCAAGAACAAATTCGGGTACAATCCGCCAAAGACGTGCTTCAAGTCCAAAAAACCCAAGCCTATCAAAAATTATCCCAACTTGACGAAACGGCTACGCAAGCCAATCAGCTACGTCTTTCCTCGTCTGCGCTGCCCGACAGTCAAGTCGCTAGAATGACAAATAATTTACCCACGACTGCAGATGACATTCTGGCAAGACGAGCTTCTACCCGTGAATCTGTGCAGGCCTTGAAACGAGAAGGAATTCTACCGGAAAATCCGCCTATCCGAGCCAGTGCCCTTGTTGACGATGCCTCCAAACTTCAAAAGTCCTTGGATCAAGCCGTAGCCAAAGGAACCGCTCCCCTAACGCTCAAGGAAAAGTTGATGGCGGGAGCTTTTGCTGTCGTTATCGTCACCCTGGGTAGTATTCTTGGGGTGATGATTGACATGGATAAGAAAAATAAAGAGAAGAGAAAGAAGAAGAATGCCGAGGGTGAAGACAAACAGACACCAACAACGTCCTCGTCGGCAGCGGCACTTCGCGCAACGACAGAGGACAACGACAACGAACCGAATGCCCATCAAGATTTGGAGGATCTACTTCAATTGACCACTTTACAAATGGTCATCGAATACCAGAAAAATGTCAACGGATGTTATCTGCTCGACAAGTTTCAAGGCACAATGACCAAAGTACAAGCGTTGTCCTGCGGCGGCGTCAACGTCTCGAGTGCAATTCCATCGTGTGATCTCGTGTATACCTCCATGACAAATGTAGACGACATGCGCTCGCGTTGTTCCGAAAATACCTTTATTCCCTGTCTCGATGATACGTGTCAGTCGATCGCGTATGCGGGTACCAAACCAGCGACGACCAAATCCGTAGTAGATGCGTGCGCGGAAAACCCAAATGGCGGCGCGTGTTCGACCTTGTGCGATTCAAAAGCTTTTCATCTTCCAGAACATCTCGAATTGATTTGTGTGAATATGGACGTTCGCACAGCATATCTCGACCTTATGAAAAAATTAGACTATAATGTCTTGGAAATGTTTCCTACCTTGCAGGATCCAAACACAAAGCCTCCAAAACCACGGTGGTTTCTGATCGGTCTGACGATGTGTATTTGTCTTATAATCCTTGCGCTTGGTCTTTACGGATATGTTGTCTATTTCCGTAGACGGAAATTTTTCTCTGTACAATAAAAAGATGAGTTCATCCACCAATCCACAAGACCAAGAAAAAAAGACGTGGTGGCAGGAGTGGAAACAGAAAATTGACGATTTCTACTTGAAAATCCCTTCAACGGAAATCATGTTGAATGGTGTAGAAGTCATTGGATTAATCTTAATTGTCTGTTTTCTTGTATGGTTTGTGCTGATCCAGCGCGAAAATGATTCGGTCATGGCGCAACAACCGTATGTCGCGACCTATCCTGGGTACGGCGTTCCCGCGTACGGCGTCGTCGCGCCTCCTGGATACGGCGTTCCCGCGCCTTTTAGACCACAAGCCCCGCCTCGAAGAAGGACCGGACAGGGTAGACGTGTCCAACGTAAATAACAGCGTACGTTTTTTTTCGAGTATATCATCCAAAAAAAACGTAGAGAAGAAAAAGTTAGAAAAATGCAGAGACCACAACGTCGGATTTTCCTGCGTTGACTGTACCCATCGACTTTTGCGCCAGGGCTGGGTTGACTGTATTCGCATAGGCATCCGATGTCTCTCTGCTGACTCCTGCCGAGGATAAGCTCTGTAATGCACGGAGTTCACGATTGGTATCGTTTTCAATACCTCCCATGATCGTCAATGCACCAGGACGCAAGTCAACATTGGGACGAACACTGGGACGGAACCATTGATCTTTAATGGGTACAATACAACCAATGTCTCCACGGATGGGATCACCTTGTCCATACAATCGGGATCGTGAAGTGGAATACATCAGACGATCGTAGACGGTTACGGAAACCGGTCCGTCAGCAGTTTGGACGGTAATGGGAGGAGTATCTGCTTTAATGATACCCTGATCCGCTAAGGCTTGCGCACGTTCAAAGCGCTGGGCAGCAGAGCCCATTGCTGCCGCAGCACCCCCACTGATAGGTTCAAACGATTCGGTGTCTTCGTATCCTTCCATGCTTCCTCCTTTGGCGCATCCTCCCTTGGGATTATCACCCATTACGGGAGCGTTGAGCATTTGCGAAGGACCATAGGTCAGAGGATTGGCAGGAACGGCCAAATTTTGCATCGCGGGCATGTTGTACTGGATCACTGCACCATAATCATTGGTACCGTCAAAGCGGGGCGAAATGGCCGCCTGTAGACTAACAGGGGCAGTAATCATTTGACCTTGATAGGTTTGATCCTGTGCACTCATTCCCATCGCGCGAGCCGCGCTTTTGCTTCCTGCAGCGGGTCCCGAAAGAACAACTTCGGGTTGGGTTGTCACCGACAAGGGAGGGTTCAATCCAAAATGTTCAATAATACTGCCGCCTTGCGTCAACGCAATCGACGACAATAATGCTAATCCAACTAGAGTGATCACAAAGTCTCTCATGATTTTGTTTATTAGTATTACAAAATATTTCTTGTTAATTTAATTTTTGTCAGATGCTTGGCGTATGCGAGAATGCGTTCTCGGGTCTTTAAATCATTTTGGATATGCGGCGTTAAGCGTACACGTTCCTCGTATAGCAATTGATACGGTCCTCCATCATGATACAGTTCCATGACCAAATTCCACAAGTGCAACAACCGGGGAGACACCGCGAATAAGCTATCGGGTTGGATCTGATCCAGGTCGGGAAACGCCAGCGTACCCACTTGGATCGGTTCGCGTTCTTGTGGATCTGCATCGTCGTACATGGACGGTAGAAAGGCATGGAACCATTGTTTCCAGTGTAATGCAAGGAGCGGAGGGAGTTCCTGATCGATGCGCAGGGCCATCGGCTGTACGTAATCCGGACGTACCCCGCGTAAGAACCGGTATTGTACACGTTCGACCCATTCACTTTGCTGTCCAAACATCGGCCGATGCAAGCTCTGTAATGTCCGCAAGATCCGTTCCACGGGACGTTGCGTCAACGCGCCTTTAGGGGCAAACGAAATATGCGCGTATCGATGCGCAGACTGTAAAAATCGGGTCATGTCTTCTACCGTTTGAATCGTTTCGTGCGGACAGTAGATCGGGTCGCAGATAGCATCCGTGAAAAGCCAAAGCAATTGTTTCTGTTCCTCAGGGCGTAAACGCTGATGCTTGAAGATATTGTAGAGACAACTCACCAGTAAACATAATACGTCTTGATACGGTTGAAAGCCGAAAAAGTGAACATACTGCACGAGTTCGTGCACAACATGGGACTTGTCGTAGTCCAAAATAATCGGGATATGGGTCGTGTAGACTCTCAACACCGTATGCGGAGCGAGGAGATAATCTACAGGTTGCTCCCGCGACGTTCGCATGAGTACGATATTCCACGGGCATAAATCATGATGCGTAAAAAAACATGCCCGTTGTGCGACGCCAATCGCTGCAAACGTCTGTAACATGAGAAAGTACCACTCGTTCAGCTGAAAGGACGAACTGCGCAAGTAGTCGAACATGGTCATTCCAGGAACATATTCCAAATATAAACCGCGCGTATTCGTCAAGGCATACGTGTATACGAAATTGGGGATCTGCTGCGTCAGTGGATTGAGACAGTAGAACCCGACGAAAAATTCATGATCGTATCGAATCGATCGTAACGATTGTTTGTGCACATACGGCTGTCCACGCGCATCTTGAACCAATTGAATCAACGTATTGACACTCTTAAATAAAACCTTTTGAGGGTACATCAACGGCGATTGCGTGTACGAGACGTACGCCTGCTCAAGTCGGTGCGTACGCAATCGACCGGAAAACGCAACAGGGCGATGCGGAGGAACGCATGACTGCGCCACTCCATCCAACACGTGCTTCAAGTACGCCAAGCATCCCTCGCGAGTAAGATACGTGTCGTAAAACATACGGGCCCGTGACGCAATCGCTTGACATTCCTCATCGTGTTCCAGACACCAGGTTATGCGTTCGTCGAGGTCGGATAGATCGGCTGCAACCGGAACGTAATGCACCCAGGGTTCCAACCATGCTTCGAACCAAATACGGTACGGTGACGCGACGAGTAAAATAACCGATCGCATGGCCAGTTCAATACTGAGTCGATACGCTTGAACGTGTCCCGCGACGTGGATAATGTACTTGTACGTCGATTGTTCGTCCAAAGTCAAACTACCCGACAGCGATACCCAATCCGTCCGTGGAATCTGGATTTCTGCCTTTCCAGATACTTTTCGAGGACGTGTATTCCACGCGGTCAATCCGACATTACAGCGAGGATGATGCTGAAACTGAACCACCAATTGAAGTCGTACATTCGTGTCGGGGTCGACTCCGATTCCCGTATTCGTCCCGCGAAACACGGCAAGTTCCTTTTTCTTGTTCCACGGCGTCGAAAAGGAATCATTCCCCGTCGCCATGACTCGTCGCGATGAAGCAAAATGGATGTTTTGCTTGGCTTGAACCCGGGCCCAATCGTCCATGGTGGGAATCGCAAGGTCGGCGAATCCATCGGATGTGCACGACGATAACAGTGGTGCGTACGCCTCAAACGCACCCGAAACCAATGGCACGTCCGTTCCGTCAAACATGTGATGATACGGTTCGGTACCGTCACATTTTAGTAGGGGAAAGTCACGGCGGTTGAGAAATAGGTCTACGTCCGGAAGTGCCCGTCCATACGTTTGACACAAGGTTTCAAACATATTTTTCATGTGACACGCTCCGGTATCGGTTTCATTGCATGGGGATTCGTAACGTAAGAGTCCGTTATTGGCATACCATTGCTGTACCGGAAGAACCGTTTTCGATGGGCGTAAGGAATCCGGTACACTCACGCGGGTATGCCATTCATTCACAAAAAATGCATTACTAAACGGCAAAAACGTCACGAGTTGTCCATCGCGGATCTGTACAAGCATTCCTTTCTTGAATTTGAAAAATAAATATTGAAAGGTCTGACGCACCGCATCCGAAGAGATCAGATATTTAGACCAAATCGATAGTGTCGGAAACGAAAATCGCCGAGTATCTTCTGGGATGGAAGGTACCCGAACGTCTTGTTTTCGAACGTGTTGCTCAAACTGTTCTTCGTCGCCCGCCGTAAAGTGAGTCTGCGTAAAATGGCGGTATCGGGGATTCGTCGTCGGACGATCTGCGACAATGCGAACGGGAACCGAGTATGTATCGGGGAAAATCTGTTTACCCATCGTCATGCGTTTATTGTACCTGCTTGATATATTTAAGTACGCGTATAAATCAATTTACAACAAGGACGAATAATTCCATCCGAGATTTTCGAAAATTTTACGGCATATTTCGTCGTGAAAGCACCGTCGGTCGACGGTTTTGAGAAAATTGAACTCGGCAGGATTGCAGGGGTATTTGTGCCGCATCAGTAATTGATAGAGCAGGTGCTGATAGTTGAAATTTTTACGCTCAAATTCATTGGGAAATTCTTTGTGGTGCATTTGCACAAACTGGTCGAAATCTTGTAGCAATTTCTCGGTGAGGTGACTGACATCGTTCAGTGGTTTACCCGTAATGAGATGATGAATGAGATTGATGTCACCGTACGATTTCGTCAGTTTCAGTTCTTTCACAAACAAAAAAATATGCTCCTTTGTGACATTTTGGTATTTGGCACGACGCGTTTTTTTCGTGTGATCGATTAGATTGTATTTTTCCAATTCTGCCTCGATGCGCTGCAAAATGTCCGGTTCAATTCCGGTTTTGTGCTTTCCTTGGTATTGGTTGATACAATTGAGGAAATGGGATTTTTTATCATAGGAATATTTCGAGCAAATATTGACCCGTTTCGAGTCGTTGTGATTCAATCGAATACTATTGGCTAAATTCATCGTCGTTTCTTGATTCCCGCACTCGAGGCAGATCATGACGCCTGCGAAATCCGTCGACTCGGTGAGTTCCGTTGAGGCACAAATCGTACACTTCTGCAGCGGCGTTCGGGTTGTAGAATCTGACGTGGCTGCGCGCGGAGTATCGATCCATGAAAAGGGCTTGATGCGATCCATGTACTGCGAAATAATCTCTTGTTTTCCAGGCGTCACCGAATCGTCAATCGTCGAATCCGTGGATAAACTTAAAAAATCGACCTTGATGGGCGTCTGCAAGGTTTGTTTATACTCGTGGATCAATTCCATGGTATCGAGAAAATAAAAATTTTTCATCGTCTCCGCGTCACTTTGTAAAGGAGGTTTCGACTGTAACAAACGGCGACGCAAACTAGAACTGAGTTGCGACGATTCGTCCTCGTCACCCGGAACGGAATGGGCATGTGAAGATTCCGTAGACACCATTGTCAAGGTACTTTGTATACTTTGATCCAACTGCAAGATGTCGAGCGTATAATCATCGGGAAACATTTTTTTTTACTCGTGCATGCGAAGGGTTTAAACGCGTTTTGCTTAAACACATGATGTCTCCCAAGAAAAAAAAATGTCATTGTGTCCTCGATCGTTTCTCAATCAACGTTTATTAACCGAAGTCCAAACGTCCTTACATGCCATTGAAACGCGTCTGGATCGATTGGACGAACGTCTTCAAACCGTAGAAGCGTCTGCAACGACACTCCCAATGCTCGCATCGTCGGCGACCTTTCCTGATCGTATTGAAGAATTGGAACAGCGCATTCAAAAACTTGATCAAATGGAAGTCCGAATCCAAAAAATAGATGATCTTGAAGCTCGTCTACAAAAATTGGCCATGGGAAATACAGCTGCGCGACGCCTTGAAAAGGAAAAATTACCCGCTGCAAAAATTAAACCCTCGGAGGGACAGAATCAACCGGATATCTGAGGCGGTGAGTTTATTTTCTTCGCCGATCTCCAGCATCATCTGTATCACCTGATCCATTTCTTGGTTCAGTGCGTGTTCAAACGCGTCGTATACGTCATTGGATACTGGACCGTGATCGATCGGAGTCAGGTCGTCGATCAGTTCTCGTTGTATCGTTACCCATTTGGGTTGGGATGGAGGAGATTGCATTTTAAAAAATAAATCTACGATTTTAAAATGAATGATTTGATCTTATCCGTGGTCAAGGAACGCATCCTTCCGCTCACCTCTGACTTTATCGATTATCCCAGTCATACCTTTGAGTCGCAACTCCATCATATTTCGCATTTCTTAACCAAATCGATCCTCGACCAATTCGTACGGGTCACACATTGGTCCTTGTGTAACGCATCGCCCAAAAATCAGTACTGTATCACCGAACCATCCCGATTGACCCTTGCGCTGCAGAATACCTTTCCACTCGATTGGTTGAACATCGCCGAAACTTCACCCACCCATCACTTGCATTTACAACGCGTCATTCAACGGTATCGGTTTACGCTCCAGGAAGCGTCAATTCGACGAATTCATGCGATTGTTGAATTTTTCTGTTTTGAACTCATCGAAAGCGCTGTCATACTATCTGCCTTCAAGCCCATGCATCAGTTGGGGGCAGCGGATCTACACGTCGCCCTAGATCGCGATCCTGTGCTAAAGAATATCCTCACACAACACCAAATAGTGATCGTACCTCGTGTTCCCATGACCCAGTGGATTTCCTTTGCTCCGTTTCCAGGTGAAATGCACGTCTCCAACAAAGGGTACCGGTTGCTGCGCACGTATATAGAAGAACTCGTTCGAGGCGTGATTCGATCACGTCGGGATTCTGCGTTGCTCACCGTATCGGATGTCTACGACTATTTTAAACGTCCACGAATCTAGAAATAAAAAATTATGAGCGACTTTTTCAGCGATTGTTTTGGCGATATTCGCGCCAGTGTGGGCACGATGATGAACGATGAACAAAAATCCGACCTTAAAGCCATGGGAGAGCAATTTTACGGGTCGATTGATATGGACAAGTACCAACCCAAGTTGGCAACGGAAGGTTCGTCCAACCTTCCGGAACACGACGCCGAGGTCGTCGACCGTACGCGATACTACCAACTCAAAAAAGCGATTGCCTCAGGACTTCAACCCGATGATCTCAGTGAGGATGAGCGTGAACTTTTGGCGAAATTTGACAATTCCGAACAAGAATAAACAACATTAATGGCTGCTCCACAATTTTTGGTCATGATGCAAGTGGTCATGAGCATTGTGCTTCTGCTCCTCCTGCTGTTTGTTGCTCTACCTATGGTCCAAGATGCGATGGAACCTGTGCGTCCTTCTTCCGCGAACACTGGTCCACCGAGAGCACGCGTCGTTTGGAGCGTAAACATGCCGGATCCGGTCGTTCTTCCTCCGCGGGAACCCTTTCGACCTCCAGTCGCTTGGATGGCCCGCTTTTTATCGGAAACTCCCGAACAAATCGCGGCGAAACGATTACGCGCGACCCAGCTCGCCGAACAAAAACGTTTGCAGGCCGAAGAACAGAGGAAAAAAGGCGAAGCGGCACGAACAGAAATCGCGCAACGGAACAAGCTTCGGTACGCAGCGGTCGAGCAGAAGCTCGTGTATTTTTTCAACCGTACCGTACCCATTGCGTTGTTCTTTGTAGCGTATCAAATAATCAATAATACCAATAGTCAAAACGTAAAGCTGTATTCCATCCTGGGATTATTTGTTGTATTTCTGGTGATGCGTGTTGTGCTTCAACAAAAGTATGGACAATTGTTGATCGATGGTACGATTCTGCTCATCGCTCTAATCGTATTGGGTCAAACCCTTCAGATGTGGTGGTTTCCGCAACCAAAATCAAAACCAAAGCCAACGTATACCCCACCTCCGAGGAACGATATCGAAGAACCCTGTGAACGAAATGAATCGCTCGCTGAGCGGTACAAGGATAAACCCGTGTACAATGGTAAAGGAGAAAAGACAGGATGGATTCGAACCTGGGGTGGGAGCGGGTATTTCTTTTATCATCCAAAAAGCATTATACAAGCCGAATCCTACACGGAATTGAGAGAAATCTCTAAGCGGTCAAAAAATATACCGGACGTTAACCTCGATAATTTAACCGTCTGTCCTCCGAAATGAATACTGAATTTTTATTTTTTTTTGTACCCAGAAATAAAAAAAAATGCACCTCGACCCCAATACGCTCTACGCGCTCGTCTTCCTATTCCTCACCCTTCTTCAATGGGGATATGTATGGTTTACGGCAAAGACATCGTCACAACAAGACGCCCAACGTAAGGCCGAAGAAGAAGCCAAACGAAAGGCCGAGGAAGAAGAAGGTATACGAAAAGCCGCCGAAGAAGAAGAAACTATACGAATATCCGCTGAAGAAGAAGCCAAACGAAAAGCGGCCGCTGAAGAAGAAGCCAAACGAAAGGCCGAGGAAGCCGCGGGTGGATCGACCTGGAAATTTTTGTTCATTGTCGGGGTTCCGTTGTTGATCGTCATCGGTTTGTTCTGGTGGGCGCAGCCTATCGATATCATAGAGGAAGGTTCAGAGAGTCATTTTGATTATCCGTTGATGGCGCAAGCTGGAGGATCCCGAAAGGCGTCCGTGACTATTCCACAACCCGCTCCGTCCGCGACGAATTATTCGCCGGAATACTTAGGACCGAGAATCGGTCCAGGTGGAAAGTGGACCGCGGATAAAAGATTAAGGATTACCGGAACCGGACGCGTACAATCGCAAATTGCCGCATGGGAATCTCGTTCGCGCGTTAAATAAAATGCTTCTTCACGATTACCAGTATGTATTTGTGTTCTTGTTCTTGACTCTTGTCCAATGGGGCTACGTTTGGTTCACGGCGAAGAAAAAGCCAAAACCGACTCCGTCTCCTACCGCCATTCGTCCACCATCTACAATTCCTATTCCCAAACCTGGACCGACTCCAGAAAAAGCTCCGCCGGAACCCGAACCGCAAAAGGAGACCTCGAGTTACGTGTGGATGTATGTCGCACTGCTTTTGATCGGTAGCTTAATGATTGGCGCATTTTTCTGGTATAAACGGTCTTCCCCCGAATGGTTCACTGCCACAGAACAAGCCACCGAAGCATACGACACCCCTCTCGTTTGGGATATATCAAACCAACCTGTACCGCGAGCGTCCAACGTGCAATTGCTTTCTTCTCCATCGCTACAAACGGTAAAGGGCGTACCCGTCTTACAGCGACAGGTTCAAAAAAAGTCCGTGCCACAAGGAGGATATTACGCGACGCTGGTTCCGGAACCGGAATGGCAGGAAGTATCGGCTACACAAACGATTGTTCCTGAATCGGATCTTCCCGTCTTTGTAAAGAGCCAAAAGAGGATTCGCGGACATCCTGTCGTAGTTTCACGGGTACATGCACCAGAAACCGTACAACCGGTTTCAACGCGTCCGATTTTGCGTACACAAACCCGTCAAACGCAGCCTCCTCCGCCGACCCATGCCTATTATGCGTTTGCTTTACCGGAGACAGGATTCGAAACCATGCAGCGACCAGCGGTCTTTCAACGGTCACGTCAATCTTCAAGCAAACGCAAGAGTGTCTTGCGTGAAAAAGAACGGTCACGACGCGCACAGGAACAACTCCATCGGTCGGTGGCACAGAAATGGAAACGTGCCGAGGATAAATTTAATCGATCAGTCGCTCGATATCAAGCCCGTCTTACGTCCCAGCAGCAACCAACCCCTCCATCCGAATGGATTCGAGAAGTGGAATCCATGCATTTGGCGCCTGTGCAAGAGTCACAACCAATTCCGGTTGTCGTCGATTACGACGATTATTATCCGTCGACGACGCCCCCCTGGAGTTGGGAAGAGGAATCGTCTCCACTTGTCTCTCCCGCTGCCCCGCTACCGACAACCATCTCTTCCTCTCCGCAAAAAACGTTTCTCGAAAACGAAATTCAGCGCACGCAAGAAGCGCTTCAGGTGCATAGAGAGGTACCTCATTATCTTTCGGATCCACAAGGCGCGCAAAAGTATCTCGATTCATTACAAGAAAAATTGTCCCAACTTCAACATGCCGAACTGCAATCGCAAATAAATCCTTGGTATCTTCGGTAACTAAAAAAAAATTTATCCTAGAATAAATCTTTTATATGGACCTTTTTTCAATCGTTTTAGTTTGGTTCATTCTCACAGGAGTCGTTGCCGGAATTTGGGCGATATGGAGATTGCTCTCGAAACCCAAAATGTTTACGCTGAAGATCCCATCCTATCCGGATACGGCGACGCTTTACCTGAAAGAATATTTTTCCGTCACAAACGATAAAGCCTCCAATCGACTCGCTCGGGAGTGGACGGATACGCTGCGTATTCTTCCCGATACCTATAAACTTCAAATGCAGGAACGCTGCGTACACAATGAGACCGCCAGCGCGCGTGCAAAAGCCATTTCTTGTGTAACGTACAAAATGGTCGCGGATTGGAAAGCTCAGCCGACGCGATACGCCATCGATACGCTTTTGAATCTGACCAGTATTTTCTTGGCTTTACAGAGCGACGCGGAAAAATTACCTTCGCGCACCGATTATTTAGTCTACGACGCCAAAGATCGTACGGTAAAATTAGTCTATCCTAAATTAATCCGCGAAATGAAACCGCGAATCGCGTTTCTCCTCGCGAAAAAATACGAAATCCCCGAAGCCGTCAAGCAAATGGATCAGTCTGATACGGAACCGTATTTCCTGACGGTGGACGCGTTTTTTTTGATCCTGACGCATGCGTACCTCCCGGAATTTCCATTGGAGTTGGCCACTTGTGAATTATGTGTTACGGGATAAGCGGGAAAAAAATATTTTACGGAAAGAAATAAAAACATGCGTTGCAAATATTCCAATCCGTTCCGTGACCAATTGTTGAATCATAACGGTCTCACCGAAGTACCGGATTACGTGTACGACGCCGAAGGAAACGTCCAATCCTACAATCCCAGAATGCGCGATCCCGTCCGCAACATTTGGACAAAACTTGATCGACCCTCGACTTCGGGAACGCTTCCTCTGTGTCGGATTTATAACGCGCCCTTGCTCGATAATTACACCCCGCACAATGTCAATAACGGTCAGATTACGTACTACATTGACAATTCGATCAAGGATGCTTACTATGCGCCAGTGTACGATCTTCCCCGACAAACAATAATGCACGCGTACACTGATCCGATGACTTCGGAAAAGCCGCATTACAACCTCGTCCACCGTACCCGTGACGTGTTGACGTATTCACCACTGAGCTCGATCAATGACTCGACGTTTCACCGCGAGAATCTCATTGCCAGTCAACAAGCCAAATTCAACCAGACCCGAATTACCCCGTTTTATTAATGGTCATATACCGCTTGGCAATATTTACAAAGCACTCGAACCAATTCCAAAACACCGCTTTGTTTTCGTCGTCTGTAGTTTCTAACCAAAGCTGCTTAAAATAATTGACCTTGTTCGTACTGGTTTTGTCTTTAAGGTCTTCGAACAACACTTGGTGTTCCAAGAAAAATCGTTCATCGCGCGCGACAATGTACGATTCCAAAGGAACCAATTTTTGAATAATATAGTCCATTACGGCAATAATCGGAACTTGATCCTTTATAAAAAAACGCATAACCAAAAAATCCTTTTCCTTGGGATGCAACGCAATCAATTCATCGAAAAAGACCAGGAGTTGGCTTTTCAGGATTTGAAGCAACTGTACGGCAGACATCTTATACTTGATTTATTGATTTTGTAGTAGCTCGTGTGGATTTAAACCATGATCTAAAAGTTTTCCATTCTTAGATAAATATCTTCAGTAATGCACCTGATTTCAACTGAATTGGTACCAGAGCACTTACTTACTCTCTTGATGGAATTTCATGACGCGGCGATGTGCGAATCGAAATTCCCATACGCCATGACCGTTCAACGAACTTGCAAGTGCGTGGAAATTGACGTTAAACTTTTGATGAAGCTTACCTTGACCATGAAACCCGACGATTTTGCTGAAGCCGGCGAAGAGCGATACCACTTTTTTGCACGATGGACGCTGTCGACCGATTGTCTCAATCTTCGTCGTAATCGTCATTTTTTTAGCGACGCGGAATATATTACCTTGGAAATGATGGTCCCGCAGCCCTTGGACCCGGCAGATAAAATTCAATTATACGATCAGTTTGCGACACAAATGATCCAGCGGGTCGACGAGTTCAAAGTCTGCATGGAATGCCGAAATTTATTTCTCGATAAACGGGTTAAACCAATTGACGACATGTATTGTTTTCAATGTATGTTTGACCGCATGTTTTTCGTACAAGACTTGCAGTGCGTGATCTGTAAAGATACCGTGCAGCGCGATGAACAATCGTTTACGCTGACGTGCGGGCATACGTTCCATTCCGGGTGTATCATGACCAACTTTATTGTCACAAAGAAACGGGAATGTCCACTCTGTCGCGAAGTCGATACGTCATGAACGGTTTTTTTTTTTCTATTCCGTTCCCGTATACCACCAGGCGAAAATCAACCATCCCACCAAGGCGAACAACAGGAATCGTCCGACGCTCCACGTGTTCAAGACAGAAGACGTGTCCGTTTCCCGCATGGCTGAGGCTGCCAAGGTAGGATTTTCGGTAAAAGGAGTCTGCGCCGCGATGAATCGTACATAATCCGGGATCGGAACTTTAGCTAGACGTTGCAAGAGAGGACGGATTTCGTCGCGATTTTCGACATACGACATGATTCGCCGTGAATAACCCGTGTTTGGGTCGATTCCTCCCGCCATATTGCCATACGAATGAGCGGAAAATTTATTTTTCACATCACGAGGAATTTCAGCTTGTTGAAAAATATCTTCTGGAATCAAGTAGTGGGTGGATGCCAGGTCGGGAATACCCGCGATGACGTTTTCTTCGATTTTGCAGTGATTTTCACCGCGTACCATCCGAAAATATCCACCGATGCCCCATTCTGGACCCCACGTATTGCGTATCCACCAGAATTTCACGCCATTTTCTTCTCCCCATCCATCGATAACAATGGCGTGACCTGCAATACGCGTTCCTTGCTGCCGGCTGCGATAAATTGTCGTTTTCGGATCAAATTCGTAAAAGTCTGCAAAAACTTCGAATGCGCTACTGACTGGACCAAATTTGTAAATATCTTGACGGATGGTACGTTCCGACGCTCCTTCGCGTTCCTCGGGCGTTCCGGGAATGGCATACACGTGGTATGCGGTGTAAAATTTGGCAGGTGTTCCATACTCTGTATTGCTTCGGAAATTGAACAGATAATCATAACACATATCCCCTGCAGGTCCGGTCAGTTTGATACACGAGGATGGCGACTTGAATTTTAAAATATCCAAGGGCATACATGATTGTTCGTTTGTACCTACGGTATACAGCATGCGCCACGCTTCGGATAGTAAATTTCCATTGCAGCCGTACAATTTCTGTACGGTCTCAAACACCAGGAGGGACGATTCCAAGTCCTTCAACGGCTCAGGGTTTGCCGCGCCATGGGTATCGCACAACACGATCGGAACAGGGGATAAATTCAGTTTCAAACGCCCCGCACTATAAATGTTGAATCGATCGGAAAGAACGCTGACGGCTGCGAATGCCCAACAACTTCCACATTCCTTCTGATGTTGTACCGGGGATAAAAACTCGTGCCAGACTTGTTTACCGTCAAACGAGTCTGGAACGGAGAAATCGTCGGGAACTTTAATAAACTTGTAAATATTTTCACTGGGTTCCGGGATCAGGTTGGCATATTTTTTCTGCGCGGCCGCGGTATCGCTCCGAAGAATGGTATTCATCGGATGTTCGCTGATCATGGCTCGTAAAGACTGTTTCTCCGACGATGATGATGACATTTTTTTTATTTACGCAACGAAAGATTTATTCAAAGCATGCTCGAATTTTCAATTCCAATTGTTCCCACTGCCGAGCATCGAGATCCACCACTTGTATATCTTGTAAGGTACGTAGCATAGTCGCGGAATCGTCCACGTAGTGCATCGTCCATTCCGGGCGATGGAATAAATCAGACTCAATTGGAGGTTGTAAAGGTTCCGGTTCGGGATCGGGGATGACCAATTCGGGCTCCTCTTCCAACCGAATCTCTTCAGGACTCTTTTGTTCCTCCTCCTCCACGATCATGTCCACGTCCGGTTCCGGTTCCGGTTCCGGTTCCACAGCGGCGGCGGACGCATGTTTTTTGCACGTCGGTTGCCCTTCCTTTAGCGCCGCACCACAAATCGATCCCTTGGCGGTTTTCACCGGACAACGTCCTTCTACGGGTTCCATCAAGCGCGGTTTTTTCTGCGGGCGTTCTCCAGAGGAGAGCGTATGGTGACGCTTACACAACTGTTCCGCGAAAATTGGTCGCCCACACGCCTGTCCACGATTGCTTCCCGACTGGATCAATACGGGACAATTCTCCGTCACTGTGACTGGCTGAAGTACGGTACGTGCAGGAGATCGCGGCTCAGGATCGTCTACGGATACGGGTACGGGTACAGGAAGTGAACGTACGGGTTCGGGATCCGCAACGACACACTCTTGTGTGTCCAGGTAACGTTTCGATAAGGTTTTCGGAGGCATAAACGTGAGATTATTTTATTGTGTACAGTAAAACATTTAATCAATTTACGGAATCACCATGGTCGGGCGTCCAGCTTGTACACGGTATTGGAGCAAAAGTCGGCGTTCGTCTTCGTGCGACAGGAGGACCGGAGTGTCGACGCGGGTGATATTTTTGAGTCGACGCTCATTTGCAAACCAAAAGTAGACGCTTCGGGAGGTCACGTTGAACATTTTGGCGAGTACGTTTCGCAGGTATAAGGACGGCCAATAATCCTTGATGACGTAGAAATGGTGTCGTAAAATTTCTCTCTGCGGTCTAGAAAACCGGATCGCAGTCGTTGTGCCCCGACGACGGATTGGAGCTGTTGCCGAAGTAGAAGGAGGGGTGACATCGTCCAATTCAGCAGATAATACGGTTTCGACGTCGGAGGGCGGCTGTTCCACTACGCTAGGACTACACGCCAACGTATCCAATAAATCCAAAAGTCCCGTCAAATCATTTTCTTTCGACAATCGATGCGCTTGACGCAAAAGCTGCACATACGTCACGTGATTCTGGACCTGTGGTTCGAGGGCTTGGACCACTTCGTTAAAAATCAACTGCGCACCAGACAAAGCCATGACTTGTACTTGTTTTTCAAAACGTCGAGCGGTTTGAAAAAAAAATCAATTTATAAATCGGTTTACAAAATCGACGTCGGATCATTTCCCGCTCGCCCTCCGCTACGCTCGAATCGGATCCGCTTTCCGCGCCACGTTCCATTCGCATCGTTGTCGCCCCATTTCTTTTGGAAATATTCGACGAATTCAAGCAAGGGCGGCGGTCGTACTCCAGGCAAGCTTTCTTCCAACCATTCCTTGTATTTGCAGTACAAATCACCCGTTGCTACGCTTCCTTTCTCGTCGTCTACGATCACTTGTCCAATAAACTGATGGAGGTAGTCATTGTTCATACGATAACGATCCGTAGCGGCAATCACTTTTTCCGGTTCATCGATCTTGGGGCGCGTACGATGCTGCAAAAGGATCCACGCAAACGGTTCGACCAAACTGGGAATTTTCTGCGCAAGCGTCGTATCCACTGGAAAAATCTTATCCCGCAATTGTTCTTCCGGCGACGTCGGGGCATTTTTCGAAAATGTCGACTCGAACGGAATAACACGAATACGATTCCAAGTGGCCTTGTCTCCACCTTTTCGAATTTTAGGCAATTTGTTGCAGATGACAAAAAGCTTAAACATAGGTACGATTTCTGTGACATCTTTTCCTTTCTGGAACAAATCACGGGTGTAGATACTATCGTTACCCGATAAATGTTTGAAGACTCCGGTGTAAATCTCCTCGTCGGGATCCGGTTCTTCCAAAAAGATCGTACGCACTCCATTTCCTGCACGCGCCAATTCCGCATTGGCTGCCCCTTGATTCGGACGACGACTCGTAATCATGGACGTCGGTGCTTTGATCGATAAGCGTCCAAACATCTTTTCGAAAAACATCTGCGTAATCGACTTGCCATTGTCTCCTTCTCCAGTCCAATAATATACGTGCTTGCGGTGATTGTATCCGACAAAGGTTTCGGACATGATATCGAGAAAATATCGGCGCAATGAACTGTCGGGGAACACTTTTTCAAGAAAATTGTGTACCTCGCGGACCCGCGAATCTGTTTCTTCAAATTCGTGATATTCAATGGGCATTTGCAGCGAAATGTAATCGGTGGGTAAGCCGACTCGGAAATAATTTTCCTCGAGATCGTACACTCCATTCCGGAACCCGATGAGGTAACGATTGGTGTTGAGCTTGGCTTCGAAATCGCGCATGTGAAAGACTTCTTGGCATTCGCGCATGATGTTCTGCTTAAACTGGGTGGTTTTGAGACAACCGATGAGACGTGACAATTCCTGCTCTTTTTTCTTCATGGATGACAATTCATCTTCATCGCGTCCTTTCATTTCCACAAACATGTCGTCGCGGTAGCTCTTGTAAAACGCCACGAGATCGTTGGAGATTTTGCTACGAAGCTCAAAACCATTTTCAATCGCTTGCCAGTGATGATTGCTAAACTGATACCACCCCGAATCCGTGTACACAAATTCGGTTCCATGCTGTCGATGCAAAATCTGCGCCAGATCGTAGTGACACATACTAAATTCAAAGCGTAGGGCGCGACGATTTTGCTCAAACAAGTATGCCTGATACGCTTCCGGGCTATCCGTCTTGGCGAAAAACACCAGTGTACCCAACGTAATTCGTTTTCGATCTTCCATATGTGACCACTCGTACAAGCACCGCGCTTCATTGTATTTGTGACTGCGACGGGAAAAAGTTAACCACAAGTCCAGGCCTTCGTCTGAGCCACGGGAAAGATTAAAAATAGCCCAGCCCACGGTCATCCAATTGTTCCGATCGTCCGCACGATGGACACCCAAAAAGGGAAGTATTTTTTTGACGACGGCGAGATCTTCGGCGACCGCGTCGTCATCGCGGGTGTCTTCCGGAACAGGCGCGAGAACGGGTTTACGAACGTACTGCAACAATTCCGGGCTCGTCGACACCACATCCGTACGTACCTCCGAAACCGCTCGACCATACGGATGAATGGACAAAATACGCGGCAAGTGCACGTGTAGATTACTCGTGTTCAACGGGATACGTTCTTCTTCTTCATCGTAGATAACGTACGATAGAAACGCTTCTTCGACCGAGAGAGTGCGTTGATCCGCCGTCACGATACGACTGATGCGGTAGGTGTCCTGATGCTCATCCTTTCGGGATCCGTACAACAACCACGCATTCTTAAATGCCGCTGCGTCGATCAAATCCGTCACCGTTTTCACGTTGACCAGTTGACTGGATAAGGCATTGAACCCATCGAGTAACCCGTGTGCGTTCTGAGCCATGCGCTGCCGCACACGAGGGAGGATGACAATTTCCTGATCGACACGGCTTAGAAAAATCCAAGGAAAATGAAGATGGAATCCATTCTTGTAGTGTTGCTCGTGATCGGATGAACGATACTTGGGCTTTTCTAGCACAACACAATGCAATTGGATTTCGGAAATGTCCCGGACGACTTCACGAAGGACATCCTGATAAATACGGATCAGCGCGTCGATAAACGATTGCGGGTAAATATTCCCCGCTGGAGGATCAAATTCAATAAAAAACTTCAAGTCCACGTCGACAATCACCGCACTATACGGCTGCGGTGACTCAGCGAGTCCCAGTGCGACTTCATTGGCCTGGATCACTTTACTATAAAGCGTCCAAAATCGAGAAAGTACGGATCGTCCCAGGCTGTATTTTCCTCGGGGATGAATCAACGAAACGTGTGTAAAAAAGAATTCATGGACATAATTCTCCTTTAACAAGGCATAGAGTTCACTGGAGTAGGACATTGCTGTTTTCTTATACAAATCATTGATTTTAGACTTTTTCAAAAATCAATTTTATTCAATTTTTTGATTTAGCTGCTACACACCAGGCAGATTTCCTCGTCATTTTGCGTAGGAATATCAAAGGTACGCGTATCCTCGATTTCTTCCGTAACCTGGTTCGGATTCTGGACAACGGATGTCGTGAATTTCTGGGCTTGTACGGCCGGACGCGTACGCAAGTAGTAGCAGCCGGTCTTCAATTGTTTCTTCCAGCCGTAAAAGTGCATCGAATTAAACTTGGAAAACGTGAGATCTTCAATGAACAAATTCATACTCTGAGACTGGTCTACAAACGGTTGTCGATCTGCGGCCAAGTCGATAATATGCTGCTGGGAAATCTCCCAAACGGTACGGTACAAATTCTTAATTGTTGCTGGAATACCCTGGATATTTTGGATCGATCCATTGCTGAGCTTGATAAAATTTTCCATTTCAGCGTTCCACAAGCCCAGATCACTCAAGTCCTTCATAAGGTATTTGTTGACGACGATAAATTCTCCGGCCAGTGTCTGACGCTTGAAAATGTTCGAAGTCAACGGCTCGATCGACTCAATGTTACCCATAATCTGACTCGTCGATGCGGTAGGCATGAGTGCAATCAACAAGGAATTGCGCACGCCAAATGTCTGAATATGTGCCCGTAACGATTCCCAGTCTACTTTTTGCAGCAGATCGTTCGCGGTACGTCCATACAATTCCCAGTGAAATTTACCTTGGAACAATGGCGATCCGTCTTTGCGTAACATGGACGAATATGCCCCAATAGTCTTGGGTAACGTCTCTAGGGTATACTCCTTTTTGTCGATAATCACGCTCGCCTTGGACTGGAGTTGTTGAACGTACGACAAGTAAATTTCACGGGCCAATCGGGTCGATGCAGAGACTGCTGCATAGTATATCGTCTCGAAAATGCGTTGGTTGAGCTCTTTCGCCAACGGCGAATCGTACGTGCATCGAAACTTGTAAAACACATCGGCCAGACCTTGCACTCCAATACCCAATGGGCGATGGGTCGTATTGGAACGTTCCGTCTCCGGAGTAGGATACCAATTACGGTCGATGACCTGATTTAAATTGCGGACGATCACTTGTACAACTTCTGTCAGTTTTTTGTAGTTGAACACGGGACGACGCGGGAATTCGTGATTCAACGGCCGAGGTTCGTCTTCTTCCGCGAGCGTATCTTCCACAAACATACTGAGACAAATGCTGGCCAACGTGCAGCACGCATACTCTTCTGCGTTTGAAAATTCGACAATTTCCGCACAATTTCCCGCCATGACTCCATTGAACACCCCTTGATGTTTTTGGGGTTCGTTGAAACAATAAGTATCTTCCAGCGTAGGGTGCGGGTCAACGGATTGGACCACACTAAACACCTGAAAATTACCCCGCGGGTCGTACCATTCCAGTAACCGCATCTGAGGGTGCAGATCTTTCGCCTGAACACGGGACCCATCGTCCAGAATAAACTCGTGGTAGGGCGTACAACAAATCACCCGCGGAGTGTAATGTAACCCTCCGCTGAGCTGGGTTTCCGAAAACGGAAGCGTCAATTGAGATAATCGAATATTGGACGCTTCCTTCTTCGCGGTCAATACGGTCACATTGAGCATCGGTTGAGCCTTGCCCGTTTGTTGGAACACAGCAGGGGTATAGCATTCTCCATTCCAAATATTGTGTATCCGCTGCGGTCCGGAAGCCAATTCCCGAATGGATACATACCCATGTTCGGTCAAAATCATCGTCGTACCGGCGACGCATAAATTGCTCGATCGAATCACTCCAATATTCGCCTGATTGTTGGCCCGGTTGATTTGATCCTTGTACAGAATATACGGAATACCCGATTCTTTCTGCGACGTGAAAATGGCTTTCCAAATTTCACGGGCTTGGATTTGTTCCGAAAACAATTCCTGGTGTTCATATTCCAAATACAGCGCGCGATATTCTTCGCCGTAGACATCGTTGAGTCGCGGGCATTTATCCGCGTCAAACAAGCTCCAGAGTTGATTATCGCGCACCCGTTCCATGAATAAATCGCAGACCCAAAGCGCCAGGAATAAGTCGCGGCAACGGAGATTTTCCTCTCCGTGATTACGCCGAAGCTGCAAAAAATCCAAAATATCGGGATGGTGCAGTTCAATGTAGGCCGCGAAACTACCGGGTCGTTTTCCACCTTGGTTGAAAGCTCGTGCGGTATCGTTGTAAATTTTGAGAAACGGTACGATTCCTGAGGATGAGCCATTGGTTCCTCGAATCAACGCGCCTTTACTGCGCCAATTGGAGATATGGAATCCAATACCTCCGGCCCATTTCGAAATCTGTGCACAATCCGTCGCCGTTTTCATAATTCCTTCCAAGGAATCCTCGGTTCCCAATAGAAAACAACTCATTAACGACGGATGGATCGTTCCAGCATTGAACAGAGTGGGCGTGGCATGGGTAAAATATTTGGTCGACATCAAATCGTACGTTTCAAAGATCCGATCCAATATAGGACGCGCTTTTTCCTTGGACGCTTTAGGATTCATGTGCAAAAAAATGGCTACGCGCATCCACATATCCTGCGGACGCTCGACGATTTCACGATTGGCCTTCAACAGATACGACCGCTCCAACGTCTTGAACGAAAAATAATCCAATAAAAAGTCGCGGGTATAATCGATCCGACTTTCGATTTCCTTTTGGTTTTTGATTACAAATTTGTAAAAACGTTCGTCCAACAGCGGGCAGACATTTCCATGCGTATCCTTGCGGAGGTATAAAATATCCATCTTATCTTTGAACGACGTCAAGGTATTTTTGTGGTGATTATTGATAATAATACGTCCCGCCAACGTACCGTACTGATGATTCTGAATACTCATGGAGGCGCAGATATTTGCCGCATGAATATCAATATCACGCGTATGGATATGGTCATGAAGACCTTGGATAACAGTCTGAGCCAACGTATGGACACTGATATCCGTTAACGGGTACGGTTCGTTGGTGATGAATTTCAGACGTTGAACCACTTTGTTGAAATTCACTTCTTCCAAAGAGCCATTGCGCTTTACGACGTACATGATCGGTAAGTATGTGTTTTTTATTCTACATTCCACGGGTTTAACTTTTCAATTTACGCATCAGCGATACATGCTGTATCGCTGCGGCATGAATAAATTCTTTTGCCCTTGTTGAGAATAAAAATACAAAAAGAGATAGGCCAGGAGTGCTCCTAGTGGAAAATTAAAGAGGACAAAGTACATGATCATGACGACCCATACAGACAAATTGGGCGTCGAGAGGACATACGACGTCAGATACCAAAACACGTAAAGCCAGGCGACAAAGTACAGAATCATAAACATAGCCTCAATGTTGAGCGCTGTACGCGCTCCAGAATTGTAAGGTACCACTGCGCTGCTGTTGTCGTCGAGGTTTTCCTTCACGTCGGACGATCCAACCGTAATTTGCTGAAAAGTTTCGACAATTCGAGGAAAGGGTTGGGTGATCCATTCCGATAGCGATGGTGTAGCGTTCATTTTCTCTACGGTCATTTGTTTTCTAAGTGAACATTTTTATTTTTTTTTTTAGATCGGCGGAAGATTATTTACTTTAGCCAACAAATCTTCTCCTAATATCGCAGCGGAGGTGGTTCCTTCGGCGGCAGGAGCAGCTGCGGGTGCTGCTGCAGCGGCAGGAACGGCAGGCGCAGCAGCGACTCGAACCGGACTGGTGGATACGGGAGCTGCAGCGGTAATCAACGGACTTGTGGGTACAAAGTCATCAGCGTGCCCAAACGCCGGACGTAGGCTGGAATAATCCCCGTAATCGTCGTCGGACGCTGCAGCGGCTTGTGCACCTTTACGTTTCGACCAGTATTTCTTCATAAAAAAGTAGAGCGCAGAGACCACTCCGACTCCCAAGGCTACTTTCAACAGATTGGGCATCGTAAACATGGCACTCCAACCACTGGCATGCCCCGAACTATCGCGGGATGCTGTACGACCTACCTGTTGCACTTGGGGTAATTGTTGTGGAGCCGGATCGATTTGTACCGTCTGGACATTCATAATCACCTTATTGGGTTTGGGGGATTTGAGTGCCAAGTACCAATTATCAGGTACATTGTTATCTTGACGAATTTCCCCGGAGAACAGGCCTTGTTCGGCATTACGAAACTGCAAGACCTGTCCGGAATCGAGTGCCTGTTGATTCACGACAAGGCCTTGGAAAGGTTCTCCGCTCAAACTCTTCACTTGAAACTTGGCATTAAAGTTGACATAATTGTTGTTGATCGGAAATAATTGCTGTACATTATTGATCACGTACTGATTCGAAGCTGGCGCATTCGGGTTTTCCATTTGGGTACTTTGCAATCCATACTAGTCTCTTTTAAACTAAAGTAAATTGATTTGTTTACGCATCATGACCTCCTTTCCTCCTTGTAAACATGTACCCTTCCCGTGAAGTAATCGCCGCTGAATTGGAAGTCATGCAGCACATATTGGCAGAGATGTCAACCTGTCTACGCGAGCTCTTGGAACGAATCCAGACGAATTCTTTATCACCTTAGTAATAAATGGGAAACTTTTTTTCTCCTCCTTCATGTAACGAGTGTGAATGTCGATGGGTACGTGCCCAAGAATGCGTTCTCGTTCGACGAGGGGCTCCGTCACTCTTACCCACCCGTCCAAGAGCGCAACCCCCAAATTTCAGTCAATGGTTGCAACAGGCCGCGCAAACGGAACGCCGCCGTCGTGGATCCCGATCCCGATCCAGATCGCGGTCTCGTACCGTATTGCCCGCACCTCGTAATCGTAGTCGCACGCGGTCCATTCGTCCGGTCGACGTCCCAAAAGTCGTCAGAGGAAAAAAGGTTATCAAGACACCGGAAGCCCCCACGGAATGCCCATTGTGTGGCGAAGAAACAAAGAGCTATACGCGCTGTCCATTCTGTAAGCAGATGTGGTGTCCATCTTGCGACAAGAAATTGTACGCGCATCCGAAAACCCGCTACGTGAACAATATTTCGAACAAATATATTGCTTGTCCATTTTGTCGTCATGATCTGGCATCCGATTTACGACAATGACCCCCCCGTCTCGTTTTGTTTTCTAGAAAATTTCTCGAAAACAAAAAATGGGGGTCCGAGCGATTTCCAACACACAACTTTTCTTGTGTGTTGGGAAAAATATTTTGTCCAGAGAATTTTCTAGAAATCGAAAATCTTAAAATTTTCCAGGTTCTTTTTCAAGGTTTTATGTTTTTCGTGTCTTTTGCGATCCGAACACGAGAGCATTGATTGTTCTCTCAAGTATACGCAGGTTCGTTTTGACCAATTTTCTTTAGCGTGGAAAGCAACTCCGGCGCAAAAAATGATCAGACCCGTGCAAAAAATGATCAATTGGCGCAAAAAATGAGCCAATTGATCATTTTTTGCGCCGGAGCTGCTTTCAATCTATATGGTTTTGGTTTTGGTCTCTATCGAATACTCTAGAGAAAAATGTACGACAAAAAAATCTCCAGCAGCAGAAATTTCTCGAAAACAAAAAATGGGGGTCCGAGCGATTTCCAACACACAACTTTTCTTGTGTGTTGGGAAAAATATTTTGTTCAGAGAATTTTCTAGAAATCGAGACCCCGCAAAAATTTCCAGGTTATTTTTGAAGGTTTTATTTTTTTCGTGTCTTTTGCGATCCTGTATAAGAGATTTGAATGTTTTTTTCAAGTACACGCAGGTTCGATTTGAACGGTTTCAATCAGGGGGAAAGTAACTTCGGCGCAAAAAATGATCAACTGGCGCAAAAAATGATCAACTAGCGCAAAAAATGAGCCAGTTGATCATTTTTTGCGCCAGAGTTCGGGTTCATCTTAAATGCGCGCGCTCGTAGATTAAACGTATGAATACGAATCCGGTCTGTTCTTTTTGCGGAAAGCAATTTTGTAAGAAGAGTAATGCTTCTAGGCATATGAATAGTTGCACGAAAAGGGAAATCGTTCAACTATATACCCAAATCGCTGTCCTCCAACACGATCTTCAAAAACAACAAGAGCAACATGATCGTGAACGTCTCGGTTTAGAACAAGACCTCCAAAAAGAACGTGAGCGTCATATCCAGGAACGTCTCGGTTTAGAACAAGACCTCCAAAAAGAACGTGAGCGTCATAGCCAGGAACGCCTCAACTTGGAACTCAAGATTGAAAAATTGGAAAATCAAATGTTTGAAATCGCCAAGCAGCCGACTTCCAATTCCATCTACAATAGCGTTTCGACGACCCAAAGCCATACTCGTACCCTCCAAGTTATCAATCAATTGGGGACCTATGCGTTTGACGAAAAATGGATGGAGCAAGTTTTAGAGGAAAATTTTACCCAAGATGTTTTTCTGGGAGGCCCCGATAAAATCGCTGAATTGGCGGCGAACGTGCTCCTCATGGACGCGGAATCCTTTAAACCCAAGGTCATTTGTACTGACGCCAGTCGCAAGACGTATCGGTATATCGACCCCCAATCTCAAGAACTTGAACTGGATGCCGGTTTCCAGAAAACGCATCGATTGATCAAACGACCGTTGGGACAAGCCAATTTACGCGTGTTTACCGACTCGTTTATGCGCAACGATCCGGACGATCTGCATCGCGACCAATGGAAAGCCAATGACGATTTTATTGAAGATCACCATAAATTTCCCGAAAAGGTACACTCGTATCTGAAAAAATAAACAAAAACTTAATCGACTACAGTAGGCGGATCCAACGTGGGGAATGCCCGACGCAGATCTTCTTCTGTAGGCAGAGCGGTTCGCTGCAAATCTGACGATACCGGCCAGTCGTAGGAATGCAAGAGTTCCTGATGGGTTGTTCGATACTGATACCCACCGCCTGATGGGTGGATCTCAAATCGTTCAGGAACCATTTTCACACGAAAGAACGCGTTATTTACCTTGACGATATTTGCAGCAAACTTTTCGAGAATCTCAGATTGAGCAGCCGTCATTCGCGGATGCCGCGCAGCTTCTTGTAGGGAAGTAATCAATGGAATATTATCAAGGAGTTGGAGCGGCGCAGGTTTCTGAACCGATAATCCGAAATCGATCAATCCAAGCGTCCGCTTATCCTGGAGCAAGACGAGATTGTGCGAGTGCATATCGGAATGCAGAAACGGCTGCGGGTACTTGAGCAAGTATTTCTTTTTCATGAGACAAAGCAATGCCGCGAGAATTTTATTCGGGTCGATTTGTTTTACCAAAAGAGCCTGTTGCAGATTACAATAAATCGGATCCATGATCACTCGAGCAAATTCAAAGTCTCGGTTACGGAAACGTATACGTCGAATGTCCATTTGATGGACGCGCGGAGCCATGTGATACGCCGCGAATTGTCGCTGAATATAAAATTCACGCAAGGCGGCGTCATCGGATGAAAATTCACGCGTGTTGTAGATCTTCAAGGCATAACTTTGGTCGTCTTCCAGCGATTGGACCGATAATACGAGCCCATGCGCACCTTTCCCATAATACCCGTTTACCCAAAAACGACGTTCTGGAAAAATAAGTTCGTTTAGTTCGCGTGCGTTCAATGGCCAATCGACCTGTAAAACAAGTTTACAAAATAACCCGAGAACTTCAGGGGTCAACATGTTTTTATTTTGTTTTTCAATGAAAATAAATGATCAACAATAATCTTTTGGGGACCGAAGGATTCCAGTTGTACGCGCAAAGCATTTCGCCGACGGAATTTTCTTCGAAACAATCGTATCAGGCCATGCTTCCCGCATTTCTACAAACCCTTCCGATGAAACTGGAATCCCTAAAATTTGTCATCCGTAAAAATGAAACCCCCAACCAATTTACGCGCGACGTTTTCCCGCTTGAAGTATGGATGCCCTTCGTATCGTGCATTCTCCCTCTTGCGCCCATGGAGGTACAATTTGTGGAGAACAGCGCGCCGCTTCCCGCTTCACGATCGGTGTGGATTGAGCACACACCCCTACGGATCATCGTTGCAGGCGCGCCGGCGAAGAAAACCGTAGCGTTAAATGTCGGAGATATCCTCGTGTACTGGAGCACAATGGTTTATCGTGTACCTACGCCGAATGCCTCGTATCTCCATGTTCCCGCATGTGTTGAATCCTCGCGGAAAGAGCTGCTGTTGCAACTGGCTCATGTTCCCGCCGTTCTGGAATCGTTTCCGTGGACACTTACATTACCCCAAAAAATGGTAGGAATTTCACCATGGACGCAACAATGGGCCAGTCAGTTTGTCTTTCAGTATGGGGCTACGGAAGTGCAGCGGGCAGAATTTGCACACAAATATCGTCACGCCGTACTCGTTCCAGAATGGAATGCGATACGTCTAGGAAATAATCCGAGCAATACTCTGAATCGTACGACGTTTTTCGCTAATCCACCCAAAGGGGTCGTACTGAATGCCGAAGCAATAGCCGCCTTTCAGCGTGTCTTTGTTTTCCAGCCGTATTGGTTCTGGGTCGTATCCGTCTTGTGCTGGATTCTTTTGGTAATTTTGCTTTTGACGTATGCAGTGCAGCGGTATCGTGAATCTAAAGCCCCCCCTCCTCCACCCGTCGTTGTTCTACCTCCACCTTCTCTACCGAAACGACGACGAAAACGACGCCCTTCGTCGCAGCCGGTTCCGCCGAAACCCAAGCCTGTGCAACGTGCGCGAACACCTACCCGACAAATTATCGTGAAAATCGCGACAAAAAACTAAAAATAGCCTACATTTTTCGAACACAGATGCGGATGAACTGCGTCAAAGTAGGAAAGGGAGCGAACCATATTCTTGATCAAATTCAACTGCGCCTTGACATCCACCCATTCTCCAACCTCATCGGAGCCGACAATCAACGCAGGACCCACCAATACGCAATTAACTGACAACCGTCGAAGTTGTCCAGATGATCTGTGTCCAAAAAAATAAAAAAAATAGAATAAAAGTAAACTATGACTTCTTATCAAGGTGGAAAAAAACGAATTGGGAAACGTATCTACACTGTAATTACCGAATTGGAGCAAATACTTACTGGAGAAAACAAATTACCCTATTTTGAACCATTTGTAGGCATGGCAGGTGTTCTACGTCATTTTGCACAGGAACCTCATCGTCGGGTGACGGCATGCGACTCCAATATCGATTTGATACTGATGTGGCAAGCATTGCAAAAAGGTTGGAATCCACCTCGCAAATGTTCTCGTGCAAAATACGAAGAGCTCAAACGGTCAACCGTTCATAGTGCAGAACGCGCATTCATTGGATGTGCAGCATCCTTCGGGGCCAATTTTTTCGGAAATTATCGATTGCATTATGATGATCAACGCGATCTGTTGAACGAAGGACGTCAGGCCCTTCTAGATGTTCGACCGAAAATCGAACGCGTACGGTTTCTGAAAGCACGTTCCTACGAAACACATCGTCCTATGGGTCAGTTGATTTATTGTGATCCTCCCTATTTGAATAATCAACTTAGTTCCAGCTATTTTCAAGAGTTTGATCATGAGCATTTTTGGGAGACGATGCGCACGTGGTCCAAACGAAATATAGTGGTCGTATCAGAATCAGAGGCTCCTCGCGACTTTAAATCTATCTGGTCCACCGAATCCTATATTACCACCCAAAAACAAGCAAAGCGGTATGTGGATCAGTTATTTATTCATACGTCCTTGTATGAAAAATTATCTTCGTCCGAACGTCAAAAACTCAAGACAATCCACTAATGCTCCTCTTCATTCAATCGCATAAACCACGCACCCGTTGTATCTTGTCGAATCAAGAGCCCCGATTCCCATTCCGTTTCTGCGTACTCGAAAAAATTGGAATGTACATCAGTCCAATTCCAAATACTACTCTTTATCACGTTGCGTTCCTGGATATTACGATAAATCATACTCAACACCCGTGATTTCAACATCCACACTCCAGTATGATGCATGTCGGTGAGATAGACAACAATCTGATTATAGTATGCGCGACTGACTTCACCCAAACGCTCGGGTAAGACACGAAAAATGTGCGACCCGTCATTGTCATCCTCAGTATCCTCCTTGAACTCGTCGTCATCCAATTCTTCTTTTTCTTCTTCTTCGTCCACATATTGTTCCTCCTCTGTCGAAACAATATTCCACTCGGGTTCTGCGCACTTTTGGGTCGTGCGTCGCGCCGGGATGAAATTTTTGCATATCCGGATGACTCGACATAATGTTGGCATCGATGCGGTGACTTGTTCAAATGTAGCTAACGAGGTAGCCCCTTCAATAAGACGATCTTGAACAAAATGCGCTTGGCGTATGGATACAGCATCTTCAGGTGCACAATAAATTTTCAAGGGAATCGAATCGTAATAAATTCCAAAAATTCGACAACTCTGGATCAAGTCACTTACCGATGCATTTGGTGAGTGGTACATAATTTCGTGAGTTAAATGCCATTTATAATCCACCCCCGAAACGATATTCAACCCACGGGAGACCGTAAATCCAGCAATAATAATGATATGTGTGATAGGATACTGGTTACGGTAGAGGCGCAGCATACGAAGAACGTCGCGAATCGATGCCTTTTTATATTGTCGAGTGGACACATTGCATCGCGGGTCAATATGATGCTTTCCATAAATCCCCCGTTCAGGAATAATTTCGGGAAGTAAAGTGTGATAATAAGCATGGACACCCTTACCATTATAAACCAAAATTGCAAAACGCTCACGAAAACGAGGGTCCGTTGCCAACACATACAACATATCCATTTGCTTGGCAATCTTGGTTTCCGTTTTTTGCAAGCAGATAATTGGATGATCCGTGAGTTCCCCATTCTCTTCACGAACGGCACGTTCAAAAGGCATCTGCTGACTCAACTCTTCATACCACTCGAGTAAACCTGGGGAAATGGGTTGACCCACCCCGCCATAACGTAAATCCATGGTCACGGGAATAAGTTGTACACCAGGATGATCTACTCCTTTGTAATTCGGATGCTTGGGGATGGAATAAATGCGTCGATTCGTAAGTCTTGCTTCCAAGTATAACACGTCAAACGATGTAGCCGTAACCATAATGACTACACGAGCACGATCTTGCAACTCCTTTAGGTATCCATTTACTTTTGGATAAGTGGGTCTACCGTTTTGTCCCTTGAAGGCAATTGCATCCGCTTCGTCGATAATCAAAGCAAATTCATTTGGTCCTCCAGAAGTACCTCTCCAAGTATCGACAATCTTTTGTAATTGGGTCTGATTTTCCAACGCAACAGTCAGCGCAGGTTCTTCCCGGTGAAATGTACTTAACGATTCTTCCGGAGTAGACACTTTGATCGCTTCTCGACTATAAAAGAAGTGAAAGGGTTCATGAGGATTTTTAAATTTGTCCGTCAATTGTCGTTGGTCCTCCAAAATATTGCGTACCACAACCACGACCGATAAACGCATATCCCGGACCATATAAAGCGCCAACCCAGCGATGACTGGTGTTTTTCCACCTTGTACATTACCGTGAATGAGAAAATGAGGGGGTGAACCACTTTCATTTCGTTCTTGCAATTCGGTAAACACGTTTGGGTACTTTCGAAAGAAATAAAAATTTTCTTGACTCTGTAACCACTCTGCAGTTCCAGGAAGGGGGTCCGGAGGAACATCTGACTTTTCTTCAGAAGATGGTACTGCTTCCATTGAGTCATGTTCACGTCGCATGCGTCGAGTTGTTGGTGCTTCGTCTATACTATCCGCCGCGCGGTTTCGACGTCGTCGAATGGACAACTCCGATTGTAATTGCCGGATTTGTGCTTCTACTTGTCCATCTGATAAACTCGAAAGATCGAGTGGGTTGTTGAACGTAAACGTAAGATCGCGAGGAAGAAAGTGATCTTGCATGTATCTTGATTTTTGTCAAAATGATTTTCTGGTCGCGCCGCGACAAATTAGCGATTGTAGTAAAGTTTTATTTTTAACCGGATGCGTCGAAATAACGATTTTAGAGTAATTTAAAACCTGTTGGGTCTGTTATCAAAAAAAAGTAATGTTACATAAACTGATCCATAATGACCAACGCATCATTGTCGAGTTGGACCATGGTGTAAATCACGAAGTCTATGAACCACTAGTCCGAAAATTGGGTGGTGTCTGGAACAAAAATGTGCACGGATGGTTATTTGAACGTCGATTGGAAAAACAAGTCGACGAATTCATTACGACGCAAAATCGTCAACTCGCCGAGACCCAAAATAAGGAATATTATACGAAATTTGGCGAAGATCCAACGACATACAATACCCCAAGTACTTCGTCGAACTCGTCTGCTGCAGGAATCAATGAAGCCTTTGATCTTATCCAGGAACTATTCGACCGGGTCACCGACTTGGAGAAAATCGTGGAAGAGCACGGTCGAAAAATACGCCGGTAATTTAAACGCTACGAAAAGTAGTAAGAAAAAAAATGTACCGAACCATGGAAAATTATCACGGCGAAATGGAGTCGTCCGATAGCCAACCGAATCTCTCTACCTCGGATGCCACTGCACCGATGGAACTCAAAACGATGGAACAAAAACGAGAGCTCATTCTCAAACGACCCTATGTGGTGAGTTTAGTGTATGCTTCCTGGTGCGGTCCCTGCCAACAATTTAAGCCCCAGTTTGCCAATTATGCTCGAGACAATGTTTCCAAGGCGTATTTTGCTCAAGAAAACATCGATCTTCGCTTATCCGATGGGGTGCGTAGTATCCCAACCATGGTGGTTTATAAAAATGGCAACGTGATCGAACGAATTGTCGGTCCAGATCTCAAACGATTGGACGAAATTTTACCGCCCGTATAAAAAAAAATCACCATGCGTCACAAAAGGCGCGGGGAGCGTTTGGGCAATCGCGGCGTTCATTCCAATACACGGGTTGATGACAGCGGACACATTCTTCTCGAGGTCCCTTGCGTTCCTCGACACGATGAAACATTTGGTCGTGTGAAAAACAAAAACCGTTCTGCATTCGATCCTTCGTAGCGGAAACCCAATCATGACAGTACTGGCAGCGACGGTAGATATCGTACTTTTGTTCGGGTTTGTATTCGTACGATGTACTCTTGTGTTTGGGGTCCATGGGTTCCATCGCAAACGGATCAGGGAGGCTACATTTTCTCAAGCGGCGTAGTCCTGAAAATTCTCGCGGAGGAGTCGATTTCGGTGGGGTTGGGTCACCAAAAGGGGTCACCCATGATCCGTCGTCGAGTTGAAACGCCATGATGTTTGCCTTGTCGAACAAATAGGAAAATGATCCTTTGTCTGTGCAGGGAATTGTATTTTTAAGATTCTATTTTTAGACGCCGGTCAATCGTCTAAAAATAAGTTGTGTTTCGTGTGCATGTCGACAAAATGAAGCCCCGAATCACCATTTGAACAAAAATGCAGCAACAATCTACTCTGGAAGAATTGTCGGACAAAGAGTTTTTTCAAACATTCGCTCGCGCCAGAGAAGTCGCGGAAAAATATATCGTACGGTTGATGCAAATCGCCCCGCGACCTGTTATCCCACCTCAATGTTCAAATTGTGCGTTTATCGCAACGCTTGATGGCCCATCCAATGAGTCTTGCAGCTGTCCGCTGATGACTTTCGTTCGAACAAGACGTCAGAACGCTAAGAAATATTGGTTCGATTGCTGTAACTGCGGCACACGGCTGACACGTAAACGACTTCAGCAGACCCAACGCATGCAGAATGCACCGGCGTTGAAACACACCCGGTTGGAACCAGAATCTCTCAGTTGTGACCAATGCCGCGAAGTTCACAGTTCCTTTTGTTTGAGGGTAATGAAATTTGATTTTCGTTGCGTTTCCTTAAAAGACGATGTCGTCATGAACTGGATCGGTAAAAGTGGACTTTTCCCAAGCGTCTTGACTTTCGATGCTCTAAGTACAATTCTCGCCCAAATATACTGTTTTATCGGTCATGATACTGCGGTCTACGGTGGTTGGTGCAATGCGGATTACCCTCAGTTTGGCCCTGGACCCTTGGATTCCCCTGATGTGCATGAACGATTTTGGCAAGATGTACATGACGATTTGGTACACCTTCGTGATGAATGGGTATTGGAAAACGATCGATTGCAGTTATTTGTAACGCTTGTGTCAAACTATCTTTTTCGAATCCAAAGAGAGCATGCAACGGAAACTCGTATATTTTTTCGTGCACAGTTTTGAGTAAAAATTTTTATTCAGTAGTATTGCTCGACGATCCACCCTATGCAAATGCGCTATTACTTCAGCTTTATGCTGTAGAAGATCATGTTGACGAGTTTTGTTGAAATGACGCCAGTGCGTCGAAAACAATACGGTCGATCGGATATTTTTAGACACCCGGTCGATCGGATATTTTTAGACAACATATATAAAAAGCAGGCGCCCATCCTATCGGTCATTTATACAAAAACATGTACGACGAATATATGGCGTATGCGCGTACCAAACTCGATTCGGCTGAACTGAGTCTCCCCGAAGACTTAATACAGCACATTGTGCTTTGGTTTCTCGCGCAAAACCGAATCCCGAAATGTATGAATTATTTCGGGAAATTTTTCGGCCGACTGCTCGTGAGTGCTTACCCAAACTTTAACGTTGACGATATCATGCATTCGCAAGTTATGACTTTGGAGTATTGGGGAGGTCCTTATTATCCTACGCGAGAACCGCAATGGAAACGTATGTTTTGGGCGGATTCGCCCCGTACATTAATTCAAAAGATGCCGGGGGAATATGATCACGAACGGTATGTTGACGAATGCGCAGACCTTGAAAACGACCTTAAATAAAAAAAAATAGATTAAGATCGTCGGCGTCGCGGCGATCCCTTGTTTAATCGTGGCGATCGTCGTGGTGATGCCTTGTTGTGTTGTGGAGATCGTCGTCGCGGGGATACCTTGTTTAATCGTGCAGATCGTCGCGGGGATTGACGTCGACGTGGGGTTTTCGATTTCGGTTTGACGCGTGGGGTCTTCGGAATTGGCGATTTCGGTTTGGTTTGCGGAGCTTTGGTGATCACTTTTCGTAGAATCTTTTGCCAACTTTCACCCTTTTTGGAACTCATGACATACATGCGCCCCCCGTCATACACTCGAAACCATGAAATCATGGGATAATAGTACATATCCTCTTCTGGGATTAGTTGAAATTGAGTCGTGGAAAATGTTCGTTCGAGATTCTGAAGCAATTGCTGCAGTGTTTTATCCTTGGTTTTCATCGCCAATCCAAGTACAATGGTACCGGGAACGACTGACGTCCCATCACTTGTCTCTTTTAGAAAAACGTATGGATCGCCCGCTTCGTAACCTTTGTACAAGGCTTCGCGTACTTGATCGAACATTTGTTCCGGATCTGGACTTACCGTGAGGTAAACCGGAAAGTAGCTGCCGATGACTTGCATGTAGCAGTACAAGGTTTTACCTTGATTGGCATCGGAAATCAGACATTCAAGCCGAACTTCATTGCACGATAATTTGGGATGATAATACATATAATTGATCAATTGATCAAAGAAACGGCTACAAAATCCGCGGTAGGTCGTTGGACGGGTATTGATGACCTCTGAAATGTAAAAAAGTCTCGACTTTGTGGTAAACTTGGCCACAATCGTAAAAAAAACGTGCTTGGTTTTTTTGTCGTACAACACGGCTCGGATCTGAACCAGTGGAGCGAGGTATTCTTTTGGCGCAAGGACGCGACCTGTGACAAAGCTTTCCTCCGCCCATGGTGGGATATGAAAATCGGCACTCTTTGTACGTTTGGGTGTAAATTTTGCCGGAAGGTTCAACATGGATTCGTCTAAAATGCACATACCCACGTCTTTGTTGTCCAAAAAAGCATGTGGTACGACAACTAGAGGATTCTTCTTGGAAATAAAATCCGGAGCATATGCCAGTGAAAAGGTATAGGGTCGTGGAATCGTGTCGTATAAACACTGCAGCGTCGAACGCATGTCGGATAACCGCGCACAAGAAGGTTGCAGATAGTCGTCCGCGCTCAGCTGGGATCGAGAAGACAAAAACGCATCGCTGGTCAATTCACGAATAAGGGTAGATTCCGCTGGAAAGAGACGTTTAGGCTTCATTTCCAGCGATCCAACGATCTTGAACTCGGTCATATTTTTTTTATTTGTTCGGGTAAAAATAATTTAATTTTTCTTGTAGACTGCCCATACTTTCTGATTCTTGGTTGTCGTTCCTGCGCAGCGTCGCGATGCATCATCGCTACACACCCGTTGACAGGCGACATCCTGTGATAAGGTGGCATTGCCTAGATTTTGTAGGGCAATCATCTGCGTCCCCGAAATGGCCATGAATGGACTGGTCCCGATTTTACTCGTGGCATCGCTGTATCCGGTAATCGTTACGGGCGTTCCAGTAACGTTGCTGTAACATCCAACATAACCAAACCCTTCCGAGGTCGCAAGGTCTTGGTACAATCCCGTTAGTTTATTAGGGACGCACCGTTGCATTTGGTTCGAGCTGACGGTTTGACGGGAATATCCATTCGGGCACGTACATGAACCCAATTCGGGACGACCCATCGCGACATTCCAATTATAGAAACTCTTTGTGGTTTTCGTGCTTGGATCGTACGCCGAGCAAATTCCTGAATTGAACTGCGTACAATTTTGATTGGACGCGTATGATGGAAATTGGCATAAACAATTCCATTCCATCCGATCCGCATCGGCCCAACCTGACCATGTGAGGACACCACCCAGCGTCCGTCCGCAGCGCATGATGGCTTGTCGGGGGGCGCACACTTTCTGATTGGGAAGCATCTTGGTTTTATCATTCGGATCGGATAATTGTACGCACGCCATATCGATACCCTGTTGTTGTTCACGACACGTTTGCGTACAATCGGAATCTGTATTACATTTCGCGACTTCTGTAGTACAGGATTTCGAAAACGTACCGACTTGGTCGGAAAATTTCACGGGCGCGTAGGTCCGTGGGTCGGGAGGTTTTTTCACAAGTCCCACGACACTCAATCCCATGACAAACAACGCCAAAAAACCGAGGACAATAAAAAAGACAATCAGAATTCCTCTCATATCGCTTTTTTTTTATTGTACCGAAAATAAAAAAAGAGATGCTCTTTGCTATCAAAGTGTGCATTCTAGTGCTCGCGTTTATGATAGCCTATTTATTACGCGTCTACTGGATCAATCCGAAAATTTTAGAACCCATGTGTTTTTTGAATACGAATCAATGCGTTCAGATTGATTATTATCAGAAACCCAATGAAAATTCGTTACTGGCGTACGTATCCCCTTCTTCGTTTAGGGTATGGTTCAACGGGATTCATTTTTATGTATATGTCCAGAGTGCATCAACGGGACAGCAGTGTACAACCCCAGGATACGATCCCGCATATATCGTCGACACCAAACGACAAGCCGTACAAAATTATCAATGTATACGATCGCTAGACGATGTGATGCAGTACTATGCAGATACCCCGAAACAGTCGGCGTACATTCGTACAGCGTCCCCGAACGATTTTTCCGCGTACGATGTCATTCAGTACTTTCTCAAACGCCGATTAGTAGCTCCACCCGATATGAAATGAGCGGGTTGAGCATGGATACGACATTTCGTGTTTCCGATTGTTTTTTCTAAAATGCAGTGGCTATGGCCACATACCCATACTCGCGGCGCCCATGGAGCATGCATGAACGGATCCAGTGTCGTCGCAAACCGATCCAAGCGGGGGTAGTGACGATACCGAGGCAAAATCAATTGGTACGACGGAAGATGATGGGTGACACAAATCGTCTCATGGCCGCGACCGATCGCGCGTTGAAGCTCCCTTGACAAAAAGTGAACCGACTCCCTATGTGCGACTGCGCGGACGCTCGGTGTCCACAAGGTACATCCCAAAATCGTGAGTTGTGCCGACGGAAATTCAAAAATTTGATTTTCCAAAACATGAATATTTTTTGGAAGATGTTCGAGCGCAGGATACGGATTCCCTCGATCCCATTCATGATTCCCCATGATGAGAATCACCGATCGAAATTGACGGCTGCACATATTTAAAAATGCGCGATACAGATCCGTGTGCGGATGTCCGATATCACCGGCTAAAAGGAGATGCTCAGCCGCTGGACATAGGGTAGGAAGATTTGTGGCGCGTTCCAAGTGTACATCGGAAAGATATTGAAAGCCAAGACGCTGAAGTTGGAATCGCATTGGCTTTTTTTTTAGTAAGAAGGAATTGTTTTTATTAAGATAAAAAAAACGATGAACGTGACCAAAGTGGCATTGTATACGACGTTTATATCTGTCGCATTCTTGCTTGGTCTTTTCGTATATTTCCACCGCAAGCAAGCGTTTACGGAAAGTCGCCGAATCAGTCAATCGTGCACGACCAGCGCGGATTGTGCTACTGGACAAAAATGTATAAGCGATCCGAGTCGGTCGGGACAGAATCTGTGCGCAGAAGCCCATATGATGAATTGTGAGTTCAACAATGATTTCTCAAAGCTCCTTTCGTGCAAACTTGATGATTCTTCGTCCTGTGCGATGTGCGTCAACCAACCTACGTTCCAGTGTCGCGAGATTCATTTCGGAAAACCACAATTACTAACCCCTGGTCGCAATTATACTTCTGGGACGTATCAAGCGGTCATGTACGATCCGACGACCAATATACTCGAGACATCACGCGACATGAACGTAAGCGTTACAGTCACCGATACGACAAGTGGAGCTGTCGACAAGTTCCAAATTCTGGATCCAAAACAAATCTATAAGCAAGGTGACACGTTTGTCATTTTGGGTGGCAACAGAGACGCCAAGTTCAAACTCACCGAAACGCCAAAACCGTTTTTCTGGCAGAAAGGGTCAACAAAGTTGGTCTTGCCCGAAAGCGATCCTGGGAAAGGGTGGTGTTTACCTCCTGTGACCCAGACGGCGCAGTGCAATCCGTATACCTCCGACGCGGTTCTCGTACAAAAAGTAGACGATACTACGGGAAAAATGTCGTACGAATGGGGATGCTATTGTAAAATGCCCAGTTTCATGCAGCATGACGATACGCCCATTTCGAATTGTTCCGCGTTGGTGGGTTGCGGGGGGTACGATTTATATGTCCCTGGCCCAAACGCACCGATTTGTTCAAAAAACACGGATTGTACGGGTACAAATCAGAAATGCTGTTCCGACACGAAATGTCTACAATCGTCTACAGACTCCTTTTCGTCGGGTGGCGTCGGACGATGCATGACCCGATGGGACACTGGAAATACGACCCAGAATCCGCGGGACGGGACATGTAATTGTCCGTCGAATACGTACTATAATAATTTCAAGAGCGGAGACTATGTCCTCAAGAGTTGCAGCGTTGACCCATGTGGACCGAATGGGGTCCGTGAAGGCTCGAATTTGTTGTGCACGTGTCAATCCGGATTTGTATCGTGTGGGTTACAACCGGGTACAGGTATTCAAGTGACTGACGCGCGTTGTGCGACACCCACCATGCGGAATCGTTGTCTCGCGGATCCTTGCGCGCCAGGTGGGACGATGCGTCAAGGTGGCGGATGCAATTGCCGCCTCGACGAAAATTACGTTGAAACCAGCGATTCGAATGTCATTGGGGGCAAAACGTGCAAAAAATTGTGCGTAAACAATGGTCCGTGCGGAACGCGTGGCAAGTGCAAGATCGTATCCGGTAAGGAAGAGTGTGAATGCATTTGTCCATACACGGCACAAGATAGCTCGGATAAATTTTGTAATCTACGTGTCATTAATAAATCGCGCGAAGGGGAAGGATGTCAAGTGACACAAACAAGTGCATATGAGTATCGTTATGGAAAATTAGGTTGGTGGGTGACACAAGTTCCTGTCGCAGATTCATGCTGCGAAGGTTCGCTGTGTCAAATGCCCGGACCAACTTGCGTGAAGAAGTAAAAGTTCATCATAGTATTGTACACGGCGAAGATGAATGCCGCGGCTGAGCTCGTTCACATACATCGCTTGTTCTAAAATAATAAAGTTGCATTGGGCAATCAGGCTCTTGATTATAACCGGTTAAGCCATTGCATGTAAAATCTTTAAAGCATGTTGTATTCACAACGTCACCGGAAATCGGCAATGACGCTTCATCACGTTTTAAACAACGAATACGCGCAAATCCATTATCGCTACTGTTTGCTCCCTCAAATTTAAATTTTCCTGGGATGCAACACTGGAAAGCCGTTCGTTTATCTGAGTATACACCTGGGGTATCCTTCGTGAAAATACTTGAAGTATGTCCGGCTCGGGTAAAAAGCAACGTGTTTCCGTACGAGCAGAACTGATCCCCCGCACAAGTGGATAAATTATCCTTAGTCGACCAATCCATTACCTGTCCTTCCGCATCGGTCATATCGGGATAGCTACAGGAACATTGGTATTTGTTGGCCGCGGTTTCGTTTCGCGAACATTGTCCATTGGATCCACACGGATTTCCTGCGCACGGATCCTTGCATTCCTGACCCCACGGATTATTTTGGTCTTTACAATTAGGAAGGTCAGTTCGGGTCGTATTTGCCTGCTTGCTTTTACATTGAATCGGCTGAAAATACGTACAATTACATCCCGTATAGGTATTGTTGACGGAGCCTGGGTCACATAAACCCGCTACTACTTGACATGTCCCATCTGCACGGGTCGCGGAGGTATTGAGCGAGCACGTACAACTACACGTACAATCTTGTGGCGTTTCGTAGGGGTTACAGGGTTGATTGGCTGCATTTTTGCACATGTATGTATTCGTGAGTCGTTGTCCAAGATTGTAGCACAAGTCGACGTGACAGGAATACGGATCATTTGGTAAAAGGGTAAATTCTTTTTGGTTTCGGTCATTACGGGCGTCGCATTCGCAGTAAAACAGAGGCCGTCCTTTATCATCCGTGGCGTATGGATTTTCGTTCAGGACGGGGTCGTCGATCGACGATATAGCGCTCGGATCCCAATACCGTCCCGCGTATTTTCCGTAGGGCGCGCCTTTGAGACGATTTCGTTTACGTTGGTCTTCAGGAGATTGGAAGGTTTTATCGGATGTATTGACGCAGGCAATCTGGGTCGAACAATCTTTTTCGTCGTAAAACAAGTCTGGATAGAGACACATACATTTCCAGCATTGACTGGAGAATACTCCGTTTTCGTCCGGTGGACAATCCGATGACGTCGTCCAAACCCATTTTCCAGTGTATCGATTACACTGCGGGGCACTTTGAGTTTTGGGGAGACAATAACTTCCCTTTGGAACCTTGATGCCGTTGATTTCGTACTGACCATCCCGTTCGACGGAAGTACATTTAAATGTACCTGTATCGTTACAGGAGAGACAGTCATCATCTACCGCGCATGTCTGTAACTCGTCGACGCATTTCGATAAGCTTACGTTTGCGTCAGGTAAATCTTTGGCTTGTGCGCGCGGAAAGGCTTGGAGGTTCAAATTGGATCGCGTTGTTGCCTTCTCCACATAAACCAAATCGTACGCCATGAGCGTCACAACAAAAACGACGACTGCGGCGACAAAAAAAATCAATAAACGAGAATACCGCTGAACATTCAATAGCATTTTTATTTAGTATTGAATGTTTTTTTACGTGGTGCTTTCTTCTACGGAAGATTCGTCTTCTCCTGCGGATGCTTCGGCTTCCCGACTTTCCTTGATTTTGCGTGCGACTTGTACAAGAACCAAAATCAAAATCGGTACGATATAGACCAGAGAGGCGACAAGTATATTGTCTGAAAACCACGCGCGGACGGTTTCAAATGCCAGACTCACGATTGCGGTAATGCACAAGGCAACCAATAAAATCCAGGTCAGATTCTGGCTTACGACTTGTTGCAGCGGTTGATAATCCTTTTCATTCCAATTAGTGGCGTCGATGACGCGCAATCGATCTACGACGGATTGCAAGCTGAACATGGAAATGAAGGAAACCGACATCATCACAAGCGTAAACAGCATCCACAGAATAAATAACGCCGTACTGGTATTCATAATTTATTGATGACAAGAGAAAAATATTACGTAACCATAGATGATTTGCGCGAGCGGGTTACCATTTTATAAAAAAAGGTGACCGCAATTCCAACTCCAACAACTCCAAGCGCTGCCCAAAGGATCCAACTGAAACCATTTCCTGGAGGCGTGTTGTTACAACCGAATATTTCGCATAAAACCTCTTTCGTGAAATTTTTACCCAATTGGATCAATCCTTGCGTAAAGGAAATGTGGTAGCACTGTAACGAAATTTTGCTCGTCAGCTGATTTCGAAAAGAAGCTGGAAAGGCTTCGATATTACAATATTCTTTGGAGCACGTCCCGTTTTTTTGCGTAGAAGCACATGCATTCAAGGCATTCACTCCTGTGTCCGAATCCTTTGCACCGGGGAGTTTGCGGTACAAATATGTATCGCACACGTTGGGGACCAATGGTGCCGTACCTGTGGAGTCGCGATTTTTGGCACTCGCTAAACATGGATTCCAAGTATTTGTCGCACAGGGTGCGATAGATGTACCCGATGCGGGTGGATACGCTTGTGTTGTACACGTCGAACGCAAAGGAGCATCTTCCGAACCGTTTTCAGCGTATTCATCCTTGCACGTCAACAATTGAACTTTGTCCTGTAAACCTTCGGTACTATGATACATGCGACAACCATTTTGTTCATTGCAGTATTGCTGCACGCGATCAATCAACAAGCCAATTCCTGTACCCAGTGCGGATAACAGCGCCACATACACCGTTAGTTTCGCAGCGCGCTTCGCGTATGACCAGTTTCCAGTTGCTTTATCTTTTTTCATCGCATCGACTTCTTTGCGAAGCTTGGTCATTTCCTCGCGTTGATCATCGAGACGGTCGATTATTTTCTTAAATCCAGCGTCCATGTCGTACAGCTCCGAAACATACTGTGCAGCTCCTTCGGGATTTTTCTTTACAAACGTTCGAAATCCTTCAGGACCGGATCCGTACTGGGCTTCAAAGGTTTGTGCGATGTCATCCGTGGCTTGCATTCGGATTCGTTCTACGACAGCTTTACGCTGTAAGAATCGAGCTTTCGTCGCTTCTGCACCTTCTTGTAGTATTTTTCCCAGAGTCGTTTGCACGGGATCTTTGTAACCGAGACTACGATAAAAGTCCATAGGATCCGGGGCTTTCAGGGTCCACGGATCTCCCTCCAGGTAAGTCTCGATTTCGTCAATTTTTAATTTGGTCTTTGTTTTGTTGGCACCGATAAGGATGAATCCATCATCGGCCACTCCAACTTTTAAATCCTTGAAAAAATCGAAAACGTCTGGTGATAGGGTGTTTGCAGACGAGTCTGGACTAATGTTGGCCCATTCGAGCATTTCTCCCGGTTTCAAGCTTTTTTGACGAAACCGTATGCGTACATTTTGAAAAGCGGACAGCGGAATGTCTATGACATTAAGTGCAACACGAGCCATATCAGTAATTTATTTTCCGCGGATTTTTTTTCAAAATGCTTGTCGTTGTCGTCTCTGGTACCACATCCATCCAATCGCACCTACACCTCCAAGCAACAGCACTATAAATATGATTTTGGTCGTTTGGTTGAGCGTACGTCGTGGTGGAACACTGGGAAACATTTCTTGGGTATTATATCCGAGTGCGTCCATGAGATCGACATATGCCGTTTTCTGATCGACATTGACACAAATCAACTCTTGATGCTCGGGTAACGCAAAGGCGTCTGCTCGACAAAACGTAGAACAAGGTGTATCGTCGTTATCGGTCGCGGGGCAGGCGTTTTCTTTTGTGACATCTGAAGCGACATTTGGGATGGCACCATTGTACACAATCGACGTGCACGTTTCATTAAGACAGGGTACGAATGTATTTTCGGGACACGAATCTTTCCAGGATTGCATGGACGTGTAATTTCCTAGCATCGAGCATGTCTCCATTGCGTTGTCGACTACGACACTGCCACATGAGAGCACCTTTACTTTTTTCAACGTTCCTTCGATCTTGTCATGCAAAAAACATCCATTGAGAAAATTCCGATGGTCGACCGCCATCTGAAAGAAAGTTACCTGAATAAAATCGTCGGTTAGGGAAATGGCTTCCTGACGCTGCGCGGGAGTCAATTGAGACATATCCACGTCTGCAGTAGATGCATCGGCCGCAGACATGGGCATTCCAGCAGCGGATTGTAATTTGGGTCCTAACGTGACAAATAAAGATATGGCTACCACGACCGCTGTTATGACCAACAGCGGTCCAATATATCGTTCAAACAGGGAAGAATGAATTCGTCCTTTCGCCTTCGCACTTTCTACGTTCACTTTGAGGCGGTTTACATCATCTGTCAAGGTTTCGGCGCGTACGGGTAAAACCTTTGGAGCCACTCCGGAATTTCGGATCACATTCGCTTGCGACTGGATCTCTACCTTATTCTGGACAACGTCTTTAGCGGAAGTGAACACATTTTTCGACGAGGCGATACGTTGTAATTCGGGCGTATTTCGAAATGCAGATGCTCTTTGTGCGATAGACGCAGAATTGTCCAACGTCTGAGCGACTTTGTTCGCTTGGGACGACAACGTTTGTTCCGTTTTTTGTCGCGCAAGCTGCGAGACTTGTTCATCGGTATACCCTCCTGCACGCTTCAAGGTATTTACGTTTTGAGTAAGCAGATCCTTGTATGCTGGCGCACGGGGAATACCTCTTCTCACAACAAAATTACTTGTTTGGATTGAATCGACGATTTCTCTATACGTCGTGCGCACAAGATTCGGATCGTTTACATCGAGCAAGTATTTTGTTCCTCTTAACTCACCCACTTGATAGGTCCGACCATTAAGGGTAAACGTCTTGCCAGGTTTTTGTTTCATACCACTTATTAACGCTTTTTTTGCACTGACATTTCCGGAAATAGCGTCCATCAATTGTCGAGTGACCGTACGACTCGACATAGTTTCAGTTTATTGACACGCAAATTTGTTGTAAAAATAAAAAGAATGTCCAAAAAGCAAGAAGATGAATCTAAACAGGTAGACTTGCTCAAGTATTGCAAAACTCCGGCTAAGTATGCAGCATTACCCAAATTGACGAAAGACCATTACGACGCGATTTGTAAGTTGATCGAAGAATCCAAGGCGGCTGAAGACGAAC